ACCCCGCCCCAAACAGCAACCAACATGGCCGCCGACAGCACCCAACAGCCGCGCGCGGACCGCGCCGCCGCCACGGCACCGGCGGACGACGTGTACGCATTTCAGCGACACACACACATAAACATGGGACAGGATTGGTACCACGAACAGCCGCCAGACGACACCTTGCTGGCCATATACGCCGCGTGGGACGGCCGCATAGGCTCGTGCTCTGGACAATTGACGCGGTGGATGTACATTGGCCTGGGCGACGGTGGCGAAGTGTGGTCGCAGTGCTCCGGCGAAGACGACGGGTCGTGCTATGGCCCAGAGGCGATCGACGTGTGCGGCCCGGCCGGCCCCGTGCTGAGCGACGAGGACTTTGAATACGTAGTGGCCGACACCCTGGACGAACTGCTACACTGGAACGAATGGGAGTGGCACACCCGCATGACGGACCTGACGCCGCGGTACCCAGCGCTGCACATAGAGTGCCTGCGCGCTGTATGCACCGAGTACGACGTGGACGACGCGTACGACAGCGACGACGCGCGCAGGTACGACTCCGACGTGGGCGGTGACAAGGACAGCATCGCGCACGAACTGCGCTGGCTCCGCGCGCACGCACTGTACGTGACGCGTCTCAAGGCGCAGCACGGTGCCGACTGCCCCGTGCGTCTGTGGAAACCATGAGACGCGCCACACCGTGACATCCAGACGCCACGCCGGGCGACAAACACGGCATGAGGCACCAATGCACCACTCAAAAACACAGCCCTCACACCCACGCACACACCATGTCTTTTATAGAACAAGATGCATTTCAAAAAGCGTGCGCGGGGGGCGACCTGGGCGTGGTGCGGGAGCTGCTTGCACTCACGGGCGCCCGTGCCATCGACGTGCACGCCGACGACGAACGCGCATTTCGAAAGGCGTGTCGCAACGGCCACCTGGACGTAGTGCGCGAGCTGCTGGCGCTCACGGGTGACCGCGCCGTGGACGTACACGCTGCACCCGAGTCTGCGTTCCTATTGGCGTGCGAGCATGGCCGCGCGGGCGTAGTGCGCGAGCTCCTCGCGCTCACGGGACACCGCCGCATCAATGTGCACGCGCAGAGAGCAATCGCGCTGCGATGGGCTTGCCACAACGGTCACACGGCCGTGATGCGGGAGCTGCTGTCGCTCACGGACAGCCGCGCCGTGGACAGGAGCGTTGTTACCGAGGTGTTTCACGAGGCGTGCTGGCGCGGTTGGCTGGGCGTAGTGCGGGCGTTCCTTGCGACCACAGGCGCTTACCGCATTGACAGAAAGACACTGTATACAGCGTACGACTACGCCGTCTGGATCGGGGAGACGAGTGTGGTCGAGGAGCTGTTGGCAGTGAACGACGACCGCCGCATTCCCGCGCACACCATTACAAACTTGCACGGTTATCACGTGCTGGATGTCGTGTGCGGGCGGGGATACCTTGACACACTGCGCACTCTATTGGCGCTCACGGGGGACCGCCGCCTGGACGTGCACCAACACTACGAGCAAGCGTTCTGCTCAGCGTGCACACACGGCCGTTTGGCCGTTGTGCGCGAGCTGCTGGCCCTGGACGGCGACCGCCGCGTGGACACCCACGCGATGAGAGACCACGGCTTCCGCGCAGCATGCGCTGGGCGATATACGGACGTTATGCAAGAACTGTTGGCACTGCCGCTCGACCGAGCACCAACCTTTGCCGCGCAACGGAAGTGTGCATCGCGGTGCGAGAGCGCTGCCGCTGCGTGGACAACAGATGCGCCCACGTGGCGACGGTGCCGCGTGCGCATGAGCGCGCTGCGCCCTGCCCTGCGAGCGCAAGTGCGCGACGGGGCGCGACGCGCGCTTTGGACAGTCCGCGCTCATGCAGTGTACAGCCGGCTACGCCGCCCCTCGAAAACGTAGCGCGGCGCGCTGCAACGCCCGCTCCCCACTGCCATACAAGCCCGGCGCGCGGCGAATCAACGCCTGAATACCACGCGCTTTCCCACCATGCCTGCATACCCCACGCGGGCACGGTCCGCGCACAATGACACTGGCGCATGGCATCACCACTCCATGCTCGCCAATCCCAGCACATCGTCAATGTCGTCGTACAGCTGCAGTTGGCGCTGTATGGCAGACAGTTCCTGTGCCATGGAGCGCGTCACGCGCGTTGCCGCGCGCCTTTCCAAGTCGCACAACGCGTCATCCAAGACTTGCACGGCATCGCGCCAGCCTTCGAGTACGCCCCCCGCATTCAACACGCACCGTTCCGTGTAATGCCCCACGCACAGCTCGCGGCGTTTTGTGTCCAGTTCCCCATACCAACCCCACGCACGCAACAAGTACCGCGTCAGGCTCAGACTATCCGCCAAAGCTGCCGCGAAATCGGGCGATTGGCCAGAACAATTCATACTGCACGGTGCTATGCTTCGTACGCACACGCTTCGCTTTGCTTTGCTTCACGCACGCCGAGTAAACGCAGCCACGCCCGCGTACCACGCCGCAACGCAGAGCAACGCCGAACTGTACATGTCATGGGCATCAACGCGTCGTTCATCAAGGCGTGCGAGGGAGGCGACGAGGACGCGGTGCACGCGGCTCTGAACCACACGCTGTGGTGCTGTAGGGCGGACCCGCACCACGACTTTGGGCGCGGGTTCATCGAGGCGTGCGCGCGGGGTCACACTGGCGTAGTGCGGCACATACTGCGGCTAGAGGGACCGCGCGACGTGATGAAAAGCCACAGAATGTTCAGCATGGGCCCGTTTTACAAAGGCTACACGGCCGCGTGCCGCGAGGGCCAATTGAATGTCGTACGGCAACTCACGGCGCACTACCGCGACAAACAAGGGCGCCAAGACGGGTGCTACTCCTGGGGCTTTGCCGTGGCGTGCGACGCGGGTCAGCTGCACGTGGTGCGCGAGCTGCTCGCGCTGCGCGGGGACGAGAGCGTGGACGTGCACGGTGACTCCCCCGAATGCCCGTTCGTCAGCGCGTGTGTCGGAGGCCACCTTGCCGTGGTGCGGGAGCTCTTGGCGTTGACGGGCGACCGCCGCATCGACGTGCATGCCCACAACGCTTTTGCGTGGACGTGCCAAGCGGGGCAAGTGCACGTCATGCGCGAGTTGCTGGCGCTCACGGGAGACCGGTACATTGACGTGCACGCCGGGAACGAGCGCGCCTTTCGTATGGCGTGCACCGCAGAGGGTCGAGATGCCGGCACGCACGCCGTGCAAGAGCTGCTAGCGTTGACGGGCGACCGCCGCATTGACGTGCACGCGCGCAATGACCACGCGTGGCACCTCGCAAACGCCGGTGGACGGGACGACGTTGCGCGGGTGCTGCTGGCGTTGACGGGCGACCGCCGCATCCCCGCACACGCCGTGCGAACGCTGTACTCCTACGACAGCGTCCTGCGCGAGGTGCTGCGCCTGCGGGACGACCGCGCGCTGCCGTACGAGTGGCAAGAACAGCAACTGGACCACAACCGCGCGGCTGTGATGCCGTGGACGCGCAGTCTGACGGCGTGGCGCGCGTCGGGCGTTCACTTGGGCACACTGCACCCCGTCATACGCCGCGCTACGCGCCCGAAAGCCGAGCGCCTGGTGTGGAGGGCCAGGCGCGTCGTGTGCGCCGCGCGGCGCGCGCAGTAGTCCGCAGAATGCACATCGCTGCGCAGCCCCGTGGTGGCGTCCAGCCGCTGCTGCGTACCCACCTCCATAGGCAACAAACACCAACCGTGCGCGCGCCCCCCGTGACTTTACGCGCACTGACATTCGCAACGCACACCATGGCACACGACGCTGAAAGCGCTGCAGAGCCAGTGTACGCCTTTGAGAACGCGCCGCTGTTCGTGCCTCGAGCAACGTGCGAGTCGCAAGCCAGGGCCCAAGAGCGCCGTGAATACGCGCGTTGGCGTGGCGACGCGCGCAACGACGACGCGATTGTGACGCTGTCCGCGCGGTGGACGGGCACGCGGGGGACGTGCTTGTGCACTTTTTACAGGGACGTGCGCGGCGGCGTGGACGACGACGGCAAGCCATGGATTGTGTACGACGGCAACGACGCCGCGTCGTGCGGCTCGTGCGACCCTGACGACGCAAACAAGGAAGCGCAAGACGACATGCGCGACGTGGCGGAGCTGCTGTGGGACGCCGCCGCGTCGTGGGGAACACCCCGTCACATGGAGGTGCAGTGCGGCGTGCACACGCCCATGCCCGCGTTCGAAGAGCAGTGGGAACACCTGCTCAGCTGCGAGGCTCTGGAAGCGGTCATTCCCGAAGACACCACTGCGCGCCCCAAACCCGGCGCCAGCGACGAGGAAGACGTTTATGCGCCGTGGAAAAGTGACCTCGTTCTCATGCCGCACAGCCCGCCGGCGCTGCACGACGACGTGGACAACGCGGTGCGCACCGTGCTGTCCGAGTTGCGCATGGTGTCGGCGTACGTGCGCAAAGTGCATGAACTGCACCCCTCCGCGCCAGTGGCGCTATGGTCTGGCTTTTGAGTGTCCGTTGAGCGCGCGCGCAATGCATTGCACAGTACACACTCGCTTCACGGTGCGCTCAACGCTCGGCGCGCGCGTCACCGCCGCAAGGCAACGCGCGCGTCGAAGCAAACGACACAACAGTAAACGCCACATACGCCACGCTGACCACAAAGGCACCTACTGGCACACTGGGCGGCGCACCCCGCGAACATGAGCGACCTTACCATTGACACGTTTGATTTCCCGTGGGGACGGGTGGTGCGTGCCATTGGCACCACCGGCTTCCTCCCAGCGTCCATGTATGACGACTTTGTGAACCCTCGCGTGTTTTTCTTTGCGAGGGGCGGAGGTTCGTGGGGTCCGGGGTTTCACGTAGAGTACGACGCCGCGGGCTTTCAAGCGCTGACTGGCAGCGCGTCGGCTGTCGACATTGCGTTTGCACCGTCAGATCGGCAGGGCTTTGTCCTGCTCAGACACATCAATCGTCCATCAAACACCGGTGCGTGGAACGGAGGTCCGGCACCCAGACTCTTGCCAGTGCCCATTGCTCTGAACGGGCAGAACGACAGGCACGCCGGCAGGTGGTTTGCGTTCGACACCAACAACTTTCCACTGCCCGTCTCGTCCTTTGGCTCCAAAGGCGCAGGTCCGTGTGGCGTCATCATCACCGAAACCCCCGCGTCCAACATGCGCGAGGTGTACGTGGAACCAGTGACCAGCGGCTCCAGCGACCGCTTTGCGTTTGCGACGCCGCCGTTCCCGTGGCTCAGCAACTCCACAGCGCAACTCACCGTGTCTGGCCTTGTGCGCAACGTGTGGGCGGCCGCCAACGGCGGCGTCAAGGGGAACTTTTTGGACGCCAACCACAACTCGGCCGCGCCCAACATCCAGCTGTACTTTGCGCCGGACGGGCAAGCCTTTGTGCGGGACACCAGCACCGCCGTGGCGCCCAGTGACACGCTGGCGTTGGAGGGCACCCGCACACTGCCCGCGCCGCTGGTGACGCAGTCTGGCGCCGCCATCACGGGCGCGGGCCAGTCCACGCTGTCCACGCGGCTGCCCAACGGCGTGTACCTGCAAGCGCCCCCGGGCACCATCCGGCACATCAACTTGTTCCAGGGCACATTCACAGACCTCACGGGGCTGCGCCTGTACCCGCAAGTGCCCCTGCGCCACGGGTACGACATTGGCTTTGCCGCACGGACAGTGCTGCCAAACGACGGCACGGACGAAGTGGACATGGAGACCAACGGCATGCTGGCGTTCCCCGCAGACGATGTGCGCGTGGCGGCGTACCCCGGTCTGAACATTGTGACGGACGTGTGCGCGCACAACGTGTACTTGCCCGGCGTGGCCGCGCAGCGCAGCGTCCTGCGGTTGGACGGCGCGGGCTCCCTGGCCATCCTGGAGTTGGCCAACGGCGCCACGCCCAACACCTCTGGCGCCGCCATGCCGCTGGGCATGTTCTACTACGACTCGTTCATTGTGCAGGTGAACGGGCAGCCGCCGGGGCCGCCCATGCTGGCGCGCGCGGTGTACGACGAAGCCAACAACCGCATCGTGAGCAACGTGGACCCCACGCTGTTGACGTTTGTGGACCGCCGCACGGCGTCGTACGTGGACGACGCCGGCCGCACGCGGTACTTGACCATGCGCACGCACTTCTCCGGCGGCTTTGAGGGCACTGAGCCGCTGTGGACCGCCGCGCCGCAGGTGCTGCCGCAGACGCTGTACGCGACGCCCGAGGGGTTCACCATGGACTACCAGGTGGACGGCGACCGCGTGCGCGTGTCCATGGACCCCGACATTGCGCCGCTGTACGTGGAGACGCCCGCGGGCGTGCTGCACGCGGTGAGCACGTACGACGACAGCTTTGCGGGGACGCACGGCACGCACGGCGAAGCGCGCGTCGGCGCGTCCTTTGTGACGCGGCGTCCGCTGGGTACGGCGCCAAACCCCGCGCGCGTCGCGTGGGCCTCTGGGCCGCCGCCGGTGCTGTCGCCCCGTTTGCTGAACGAGTGCGTGCGAGTGGCGGCTGCGGGGCCGCCGGACCCCCTCGTCGGCACGCGCATGCCGTGCTGCGTAGTGAGCGACGCCGTGTACATACGCGCCGGCGGCGGCGGCGGGTCTGTACACCTCGTGCGGCACGGCACGGCGCGCGTGCAGGTGTCCGCGGGCACCACGGTGGACATTTCGCCCGTGGAACCCGTCACAATCCCGGGGGACGCGGCGGGCTACCCGGTGCTGGAGTACCGCGGCGGCACCATTGACTTGACCTCTGGGAACCAGGTGGACGACGCGTCCAGTGCGGTGGTCACTCTGCCAGACGCCCCCACGCGCTTTGCGTGCACCGCGACCCCCGTGGCCTTGACGGACGGCAACTTTGGCGCCGTGGAAGCGGGCTTGGCGTTCTTCGAGACGGCGGCGGCGGTGTCTGCGCCCCAAGACGCGCTGCCGTTCACGTGGTTGTACACTGGCGTGACGCCTGCGACGGACGGGGCGCCCGTGTGGGTGCGCCGCAACGACGCGGGGAACCAGGTGTTTGTGGCGTACGTGGACGAGGGCACGGGGGCGCCCGCGGTGGCGACGCTGGACGCTGCCACTCCGGCGCAGGAGCTGCTGCGGCCCGGCACGGCCGCCACAAACGTCATCGTGGGCGCCCTGTGCGGCCCCAGCGCGCCCAGCGCCATACAGCGCATTGGCAGCGACGTGTTCATCAACGCGTCGTCGCACCCCGGCGTGGCGCTGTTTGACAGCGACACGCTCATCACGCCGCCCGCCTCCGCGTTTGCGACGGCGCCGCCCGCTGCAGCGGCGTACTTGCAGTCCACCCTGGGCGCGTCCTCATCCGACACGCGCTTCGCCTTGGTTGCGCCGGGGCAGCGCGTCACGTTCCAAGTGAACGGCGACGCTGCCGCTGCCGTGTCTGCGGCGCAAGCGCGGGAGCTGGTGGACGCGCCCCAAGTGCGCGTGCACTACGCCGGGGGGAACGAGGTGGTGTACCCCCTGCTGGCGGGGTCGTTGCAAGCCTTCCTCCGCGTGCAGCTGTGGCGCGCCGCGGCCGCGTCGCGCGCCGCCGTGTTGCAGGGCGTGCCGCTGACCGGCGGCGTGCTGGAGGCGTACGGCAGCGGCACGGGCGACAGCATTGCCGTGGAGAACTACGACGCCATGGTGCGCACGGCGGCTGTGCCGCAGTTCTTGGTGGCGGGCGACGTGGGCGATGCGCAGTTTGTCAACGTGGGCGCGCTCATGGCGGAGCGCCCCGAGTTGCAGCGCCTGTTTGCGCCGTTCACGTCCACGCTGAGCACGCAGGGGCGGCAAAGCACGCGCATGCGCGTGACGCTGCCCGCTGCGTCGGCGTCGGCCATGCTCATCACGGACACCACCGACCACGTGCAGTTCCTGGAGGGGCACGCCACTGTGGGTGTGAACGCGGGCGGCAGGGCGCTGGTGCTCATTGACACGGGCGCCACGTTTGACGGGTACTTTGACTGGGACCCCACGGACAGCTCCGAGGCCGCCGTTGCCACGCACGTGCAAGCCGCCGACGAAGGCCCGGTGTTTCAACGCGGGGCGCCGCCCGCTGCCTCTCAAGGCGCGCCGCCCATTGTGACGCAGCAGAGCGGCCCCGGCGGGCGCGTGACCATTGCGCGTGTGCTGCCTGGGCAAAGCTACCAGCGCGTGAGCGGCGCGGCGGTACTGAGTGACGGGCTGGTGGCGGTGACGCCCACGGGGCCGTTCTCCCAAGTGGTGGAAAACACCACCGGGGAGGTGCAGCACGTGCAGATCACCAGCGGCTTCATGCGTGTGCTGGTGGACGCCGATACAGAGTGTCTGGTGGGCGAGGCGCGCAGCGACGCGCCGCTGGCGCTGAGCGTGACGCCGCGGCGGGTGGGCACCGCGGCGAACGACGGCGACGCGCTGTACGTGTTTGACGCCGCGGGTGGCGAGTTCCTGCGGCTGTCAGATGGCTTGGAGTTCACCGGCGAAACCGCGGTGTTTGGCGGGCACACGTACGCGTTCAACGACGGCGGCGACGTGCTGTACACGACCGCCGCGCCGCTGAGCAGCGTCGCGTTCCCCGTGTCGGCTGACAGCGCCGTGCAGCCGCGGGTGTTCCTGCAGCCGCAGCGCAACACGACGCGGCTCGTCAGTGGCGCCGCCAACGCGGCAACGGCTGTGGTGCACGGCGCCGCGCCAGCCACGCTCCCCCAGGCCACGCTGTTGGCGCCCGACGTGACGCCAGCCAACGTGGGCGTCACGGCCGCCCGCCAGTTTGCAGCGGACCTGTCCACCACCGGCACAGTGCAGCGCGCCGCGTCTGTGGTGGTGAGCGTGGACTCTTCCACCGTGCCGCACACGCTGACCACCAGCAGCGTGGACGTGGCCCACGCCGCCACCGCCGCCGACGCGCTGTTTGCCGTGACGCAGGACGGATCTTGGGCCATGCTGCGCCTGGACGGCGCGTACGCCCTGGAGAGCGGCGCCTTTACCAACAACGCCGTGGACGCCACGGTGCGCACGCTGTCCACCACCGGCGTGCCGTACGCCTCGGTGCCCGCGGCGGCGCAGGGGTTCCTGGGTGAGAACTTGGTGCGCAGCGCGCTGGGCTTTGCCGACGCGGTGCTGCAGCACGAGATCCTGTTTGGGCGCGTGCGCTTCAGTGGCGGCGCCATCCCCGGCATTGTGGACGGGTCCACGCACCGCGTGCGCTTTGCCAATGTGGGCGACGTGCCGGCGCAGTTCACGGAAGACCCCGCGTTCCCGCCCAGCACTGTGCCTGGCGTGACGCCAGTGTACCGCTTCACGCACCCGCTACCGCCCAACCTGGAAATTACAGACGACGCGCTGTCCGCAGAAGCGCCGCGCGTGTTTGCAGTGGCCACCACGACGTACTTGGCAGCACAGCGCGCCGTGGCGCCCACCAGCATCGTGAACAGCGGCGGTCCCACACCACCACCGACCGACGACAGCGACGAGGACGGCGACGAGCAGGTGCCGGGCATTGAGCGGTACTTGCCGGCGCCCACGCATGTCACTGCCGCGGGCGTGACGGTCTTTCCCGTGCAAGTCAACCAAGTGGCAAACTTCACCGGACGGCGCCAGCGGCTGCCTTTTACCGCCTTTGCGTGCTTTGCGTTCATGGCGCAAAACCCCACCACGACCACGCCCGCCGATGTGGCGTTTGCGGTGAACAACGGGTGCCCCGTGCAGCTCGTTGCGTCTCTACGGTTGCTGCCGACGCGCGTGCCTGAGCGCGTATTCACTCTGGCCGCGCGGTTCTTTGGCGTTGTCATTCCGTTCCCGCAGAGGTGACAAGGGACGTCAACAATGCATACATACATTTCTTCGTGCGCGCGCGGCGCACACACACACCACCACCCTACTTTTGCACGCCCCTCGCTTCGCGGCGCTTCAGTAACAGCGTCCGCCGCCGGCGCCAGTGCAGCGTCTTGACAGGCACCACGTGCTGCATCAGCAGATCCCTGTCGACATACCGCAGCGTCATGTGTCGAACGTGCGCATCTTGCACCCGCCGCAGCGCATCGCCCAGCCCATAACGTGCCGCTCGCTGCACGGTATAGCTCAGCGCGGCGGGGTACGCCGAGTACGCCAGCACGTCGCAAACATGTAAACTTCTGAGCGCGGGCAGGGCGTAGTGCATGGGTCCATGCACCTCCAACATGCACCGCTGCAAGAACTCCATAGTGTCTACGTCGTCCATCAAATACGCGGGCTTCACAGCGCTTCGCAGCACATGCAGCACGTCGTCGTGGCGCGCCGGCGATTGCGCGTACAAAAAGCGCACGATGTCCCGCACGCCGCACCACCACCCTGGCTGCGCGCTTTGAGCTCCGCTAAAATAGCGCTCGTACACACGCTTTACCAAACCGAGGCTCTCGGCGGGCCATTGCTGCAGCACGCACTGCATGACGCCGCGCTGGCCGCTGCACGCTGCGCGGCGCAACAGGCGCAGCAGCTCACACTCGCGCTCCACGCCGAACATACTTACGCACTTACCGGGACGAATGGCGCTGCTCGTGCGCTGCAGCAAGCGCTGCACATCACGGGCGTCAAAGTGCGTCACCGCGGCCATCAGCGCGGTGCGACGGGTAATCGGCAGCGCGTCGGGCCGCAACAGGACCTCGAGGACGTCCAAGGGCGCGGTACGCGCCACACGCGTCACAGCGTCGTCGCACATGGCGCGCAGCATTATGGGGCGCAGCGTGGTCGCCGACGCTATCGCCGTACGGAACTGCTCGGCAGTTTCGCAGCGCCGCATCCACTGCCGCATCAACTCCTCGTCTGTTGCCGTGCAAAAGCCGGATGGTGCGCCGCGCACAGCGCGCATCACACCGATCCACTCGGTCAGCGGCAGCTGTGTGGCGCCTGAACCTGTGTTGCCCCGGAGAACGCAGGCGATGCTTGTGGGGGGGCACGTGTTGAAGGACTCATCGTACCGCGTGCATGCTCCGTCGCACGCAGCCGCGCTCATATACCGCTGCGCGATGCGCGCGCACAGCGCGGCTTCCCCCGCCCGCCACGCGAACTTCACACAATCCGCCAGAACTAGGATGTCGTGCGCAGCAGGCAGAACCGCGCACGCCACGTCGTGCGCGCCGCAGTCCATGGCGTCCCTGAACAACCACACCACTTCTGTGGGCGTGAGATGCGGGGCAGTGGCGTCGACGCAAGCCGACACAACGGGCGCGTTTCGAAACATGACTGCCGCGGACAGCAGGGTGAACGCGCGGTGGGGTCCGCGCACACCTGCGGACAGCTCCATCGTCGCGCGGCGCGGAGGTCCACGGGGACGCGCGCGGCCTCGGTCGTCGCGCACACGCTCGTCGTCCTCCCCCCGCGCGCATGGCGAATGCAGCACCTCTGGGTTGGCCGCCAATGCCGCGCGACACGCCGCAGCGTCGCCCGCGGCAACGGCAGCCAAGACGGTGGAAATATCCGACATGGCGCGCTACTCATGCGCAGTGTGCATACGTGTCAAACAGTCAAGGTGGCCGTGCAATGTAGTGATTCAATTGTGTTGACACGCGGCGCGCAGCGCGCCGTGCTTGCCGCGCGCGACAAAAGCCGTACATGAATGCTGACACTTTCATTCCCGCACGTCGGCACGCTGCGTGCAGCGCGCACGCGATGCGCTCCATATTTCGACGCCGCATTTACAACGCCCGCTCAGCGCAAAGACGCACTGGGTTGTTCGCGGCACGGCGCGCACACTGTGATACGCGGCGCGCCATGCATTTCATACACGCGTGCGCAACGGGAGACCTGCCCGGCGTGCGGGCGATGTTGGCGCGCACCGGCGACGAGGCGGTGGACGTGCACGAGCTGGATGAGTTGCCGCTGCGCATCGCTGCGCGCGCGGGGCACACTAAGATTGTGCGGGAGCTGCTTGCATTGACGGGGGAACGCGCGGTGAACGTGCACGCCAAAAACGAAGACGCGATGCAAGGCGCCTGTGCCAGCGGCCGATTGGGCGTGGTGCGCGCGCTGCTGGCACTGAGGGGGGAACGCGCGGTGGACGTGCACGTGGACAACGAAACGTGTCTTCGCACCGCGTGCTACAACGGGCACGACGACGTCGCTGTGGAGCTGCTCATGTTGTATGGGCACCGCACCGCGCGCATAGGCGTGGACAACCACGCGGCACCGCGTCTAGCCGCGAGAAACGGCTGCATAAAAAGCGTGCGCATCATGATGGCCATACGCGGGCAGCGCGCACTGCCCGCGGCAACGTGCAACGACATGTTTGTGCACGCATGTACGCATGACCGGCAGGACGTGATGCAGTACATGCTGTCCTTGACAGGGGAACACGTCGTGAACGTGCACTACTTTCACGAAGCCGCGATTCGCCACACCTGCGCAGCTGGCCACATTCGCGCGGTGCGCACGCTCATGGCACTCACAGGGAACCGCACCATAAACATCAACGCGCAGCGCGACGAAGCGTTTCGTCGCGCGTGTGGCGGCGGACACTTGGCCGTTGTGCGCGAGTTATTGGGCGTGACGGGGCGCCGCGCCGTGAATGTGCACGCCAATGACGACGAAGCCTTTCGCAGCGCGTGCCGCAGTGGGCACGTCGCCGTGGTACAGGCGTTGCTCGAACTCACTGGACCCCGCGCCGTCAACGTGCACGCTCTGGGCGAGGAAGCCTTCCGCGACGCGTGCAAGCATCGGCACGCGGCGGTGGTGCGTCAGCTGCTGCTGCAGCGCGGGCAGCGCGCCCCCAGCCGCGCGCTGCAAAACGCAAACGCCGCCGTGTGTACGCGCGCCATGCTGTATACGGCGCAGAGCGTGCGCGCGTGGCGCGCGGCTGCGCCCGTGGTGGACACGCTTGGCACTGAGGTGCGGCTCGTCTTGGCGCGCACGGCGCGCGCCGTGCTGCACCAACACCGTCGGCACTTTTCTGCAGCTCGACGAGCAACGGCACGCTAGAGGCGCGCAGGCGTGAGACACCGCGCTGCGTCGAGCACGCCGCGTTGGAGCGCTGGCAGTCATCGAGCGCGCGCCGCGCGGCGCGCTGCAACGACTCTGCGACGGGACGCCCATACCAAGCGGCGCGCACGCCGCGCGGCGTGCGCCGCGAGGAACGGACACCACGCCCCCAGGCGAACTGTGCGTCCAAACGCCCGCCACGCCGCCAAAGACGTCGTGTGCGTGTCAACCGCAGCCATGCAAGGTGCCGCGTACACGGTTTGCAGCGCCGACGCGGCGCCAACGCCCGGTGGCGCCGCGAGAAATGCACCCACAGCCATGACACTGCCCGCCACACACGCTGCCGCAAATGCGGCGGTGCCGCCCTCTGCCGCGCTCACTGCGCGGTCATCCCGCAGCGCCAACAGCTGCCGCACCACCATGCCGCGATTCGCTCGACAGCTGCGGCGCAGGGCCAACGGGATTGCGTACGGGGGCACGCGGCGCTCCCCGCACAGCGCCAGCAACTCCCGGACTACGTCCACGTGCCCATGGGCGCACGCGGCAATGAACGCGTCGTCCGTGCCGCGCAAGAACCTGTCGCCCCGCATGGCCAGGAGCTCTTGCAAGACGCGCACGTTGCCGCCAATGGCTGCGGCGCGCAGCAGGCTCGGTCCGCCCGCGTGCACATTCAAGTACCGATCGCCGCGCAAACGCAGCAGCAGCCGCACCACCTCGTGCCGCCCCCCAGCACACGCCGAAAGCAGCACGCCGCTCTTTTCCACGTCGCGCAGTGAAAGGCGGTCCTTGCCCGTGCGCGACAGCAGGTCTTGCACGAGGGGCGCGTCTCCGTCCCGGCACGCGCGCCACAGAGCGCTGCGCCGCGCCTCGTCGCCCCACAGATGCCTTGACAAGCTGCTCCACGCGTAGTTCACCAAGTACTCCGCCAGCGAGTCTGCCGCGCGGGTCTGCTGCGTCGCCATGCCGTGCCAGTGCGCGCGGCGCGCTCCGGCAAAAAGGCGCGCGGGAATGAACGCGCGCGTTCCAATGCAGCGCCGGCGTAACTCACAGTGGCGCGGCTGAACAATTTACGCTTTGACTGCACACCACACATCACTCGCACTGAACGCGCGCGCACGTACACAGCACGGGGCCCCGCGCGTACCACCATGCAAGCTGAACACGACGTCAAAGCGTGCTTGCGCGCGCATCGGGACGCGTGCGACACGTCGCAGGGCATGCTGCTCATGACGCGGGCGCGGCTGGCGCAGACGCTGCGGGACTTGCAATGCGGCGCGTACCCCGGCGCGCCGCACTACTGCGCGCGCGTGGTGCAGCAAGCGCTCGACTTCCCGCCGATTGACACGTGGGAGGGGCCGCTGCGGGACGCCGTGGGTACGTGCTTGGCCGAGCCTCGACCAGACGCCGGGCGCGCGGCGCGCTACGAGATGGCGCGGCACCTCGCACAAGTCACGCAAGAGACGAGGGCGGCCATTGTGGAGCAGTATACGCACACTGAAAACTTGCGCTGTGCGCTGCTGGATGAGCTGCGAGGGTACGGGGCGCGCAGCACCGGCGCGCCGCACGTGCCCGCGTAATGCACGCGCCGCCGCGAGCGGCCAGTAAAGCACGCGCTGCCCGCACGCTTGAGCGGCGATGGCGCGTCATTTGGAGCGCGCGCAGCACGTCGCGTGGTGGACGTGCGTGTACAGCATCGTGGTGGCGCGGTGCTTGGCGCGATGGCTGTACCTCGTCGCGGCCACGGCCATCATATTGCCAGTGTACGCGGCAATGGCGCCGTGCCTGTGTTGCGCGTGCCCGCGCCCCTGCGTGCACTCTGCGCGCACCAGGGGGCTGGGCGTGCGCGCCGCGCCCAGCGCGTGGGACGACGGGTGCGCCTCTGCCGTGGCCACGCCGTGTGGCGTGGCGCTGCACACGCCCGTGGCGTGCGTACTGACCGTCGCGGGCCTGTTGGCGGGCATTGGCACGTGCATCGCGTGCCCCACCGCGCTCACAAGCGACCCCTTTATAATTGTCCCGCTCAACGCTTTTGCGGTGCCCATAGCGGCGTGGGTGGCAGTGTGCGTTGTGCTGTGCACTGGCGTGGAGCGGCACGAGTACATGCAGTACCGCGCGGCGGCGCGCGGCGTGGCGTGGAGCACGTACCGCAGCGACGAGCTGTCGCTGTTCCCCGTGCGGTGCTGCACCTGCGACACTGACGCTGACGCGGACGACGCGCTGCACGACGCAGTGCTGGCGGCGATTCGCCGCGCAGACGCCAGTTGTGCCGCGCACCGCGAAAGACGCTGCGGACGCGGCGGGCGCGGCGCGTTGCTGGTAGACCCCGAAAATCCCGTGTCGACATGGAGTGTGGAGCTCCCGAGCGACCCCGCGGCGTCGGCGCCGTGTCCTCCACGTCGCGGCACCGCGCGCGCGCAGGACGACGCAGTCTTGAGCGCGGCGTAGCTCGTGTACACGCGCAAGCAAAATGCATTTCAGCATCACACACAATACCAGCGCTTGAGCGGCCCAACGCGCGGTGGTCGCGGCGTCGCTGCACGCGTCGCTGGTCACATGCACACCAGCAGCGCGTCTTCCCGCGTAGGCGCCGCTTTCCACCGCCACGGCATGGTGTCTGCAAAGCCGGGCGTTTTAAATTGTTTCCACACTTCGTCTTCAGGCACGTCAGACTCCAGCACAAACACGCCGTTGTCCCACCCATGTGGCTTGGACCACTGTGACATCAACTCGTTCTCATTCATCGAGTACCGCTCCACAGTCTCAGCTGTTCGTCCATTGCCGTACTTGATGACGTCCTTGCACGTCCCAATGCCGGGCGTGTTGAGCACCACAAACATGCCGTCGTTGTTACTAGACACACTGTTTTTGGCCACCCACACCATTTCGTACAAATCCGCGGGCGTAACCTTGACGCGCATTGCAGGCTTGACCTTGTCAAAGCTCTTTTGCAAAGACACCGCGATGCCCTTGTATTGCGCTTGGTTCATATGAAGCGCGCCACCGTTGGCGCCTACAACAATGCGCGTGGCGGGCGTCACCGCGCGCGCTACGCCGTTGTACACGTCTACCAAACTGCTGAGCTCTTGCTGCCCGCCCGCGAACTGGCTGAACATGGGCGTGTGTATGCGAATGTGCCGGGACCAAAAACGAGTGGCGCTTGCGTTGAAAGCCAGGGGCACCACGGCTTCAATCTGCCCCCGCGTCGCGTCGGTCAAGGTCGCGGGCACGTCCTTGTCGCCAATGGACGCCAGCGCTGAGATGTGTTTGCGCTGCACAGCCAGCGCCGGCATGTCCTGCGCAATGTTGCCCGTGGACGGTATCGTGAGCACCCACTCGGGCCCGTTCTTGCGCAGGTTCACATTCACGGGAAAGCGGTGCACCCATACCGACGCGTACGGACCCAGCGGCCCCACGCCGCCCGCGTTTTCCCCTCGAAACGCCGCTATGCGCAGCGACGCAAACAGCACCGCCGTCAAGCCCCGCGTGGCCGTGTAGTTTGTGACGGCCAGAGACAGGTTGTTCAGGGTGCCGTTTGCGTACAGCTGCACCGAGTACACGCCCATGGGCGCGGAGCCGGGCTTTGCAGCTTGGTCGCCGGGCGTGTACCAGCTGCTAAACGCGCGCACATGCCGCGTGAACCCCAAGTTGCCCACGTTGTACGCCCACACGTCCCCGCTGACAATGGGCACAGACTTGGGCGCGTACAGCTCCCGCTTGTCGGGGTGCACAAAGTTGTGCATGGTCAACGCTGGAGTGGCCGCTGGGGCGTCTTCGTCGCGCGGCGTGGTTCCCGCGCGCCGCGCCGCGCGCACGCTGAGAACCACCACAACGACCAGCGCGACGCAGACGCATACGAGCAGCGCGCGCTCCCGTGGTAGCAACACTGGCATGACCGTTGCACGTGGCGTCCCATGTCCAGTGCGCAGCAGCGGTGCGTGCTTTACTAAAGATCGTGCTCGTCGTGCAGTAAACTCGCAGCGTTTGCACGCGCGTGCTGTGTACCCGCACGCTCCCGCCATGCCGCTGACCCGCAAAGAGCGCGTGCTTCTGGCGCTGTTGTTTGTGCTTGTCGTGGCAGCAGTGGTCATTGCCGCGCGCACGCCCAGTAATGAGCGTGCGCGTGCTAGTCCCAACGCTGCGCAGGGCAGCGCGGCGCCACCGCTAGCCGACGCGGCGTTGCTGCGAGACGGAGGGGACTTTTCGCAGTACTCCGTGTGGAACGCGCTGCAGCCGGCATACCCCTCCGGTGTGGGGCACCTGTTTGAGGAGTTTGGGTACGTGGACATTGCGCAGAACGGGGCGCACTACACGGTGTCTTTTGACGTGGTGCATGACGGCAAGTACGGCGTGGGGCCGGGGCTGCAGCACACCGCCATGACCATTGAAAGCACGGGCGGTTCCACGCGCGACACTGTGGAGTACGACATCAAGTTTCTGGCCGTGGCGTACATTACGCGCACGGGGTACTTTTACCCGGGCACGCCCAGCAACACCGCGCAGCCCATGTTTCGCACCGTCATGAAGACTGGCATTCAAGTGTGGTACACTGTGAGCGTGTCGAATTCGACGCCTTTGAACTTAGCGCCTGACACGGTGACGCCCAAACGCGTGCAGTTCACTGTGGCCGACGCCGCGGGCAACCCCACTGACCTCGCGGCGCTGAACAACGCGCTAAAGGGCAGCTCCGGTCCTAGCAGCAACGGTTGGGCGCTAGGGGTTTTGCAGCAAGCCATTGGGAAGTGTGAGCAGACGCCGGCCGCGCTGCAGGGCGTGGACGTCTTCCGCCGCTCGTACCAAGTCATAAAGCCGGGGCAGAACTCGTGGAACGCGTCACAGGACACAAAAAGCATGTTTGGCATGACCGCGCCGCATGGGCACATCAGCGTCAGCGTCATGGACGTGATCACAGGCATGCGGGCGCGCGGCCTGGACTCCAAAAACACGGTTCTGGCATACTTGCCGCAACAAACCGGTTCCGGGACAACGTCGTGGCCCAGGAGCGTATATGACGCGCAAGCCAAGGCGCTCCGTGCCCGCATCGTGCCGAAAATTGGCGCCATACATTCGCTCAGCTTGAACGTGCGCGGTGTGCAGTACAAAGACTTGGTGCTGTACGCCGCCTTGGCCAAGGACCAGAAGTTGTGCGACGCTCAAGCGGGGTCCAGTAATGTGGGGCTGTACTACGCGTTCTTACAGGCCAGCACCAACCAGCTGCTGGACTTTGCGTACACGCCGTTCGCGTCTCTGGTGCGATGGGCAAGAGACCCCAGGACGTTGCCGGCCATGCAACCGGTCAGCGTGGGCGCTGTGGGGTCCCGCAACCTCTGCGTCATAACCCCAGGCAAACCAAGAATATTGTACGGCGCTGCAAACAATGGTGTACCGGCTTTCATGATCTCTGCACCGCCCGACATTGACGTGCAGTCATGGATCAACCCCGGCGGATTTCTGCACGACGGCAACATTGGCGGACCCATGACGCCCGTGACATATGCCAACTGATTGCGCACACTGGGAGCAGGCGTGTTGCGCGCACAGTCCACGTCCGCGGCACCGTGTACGCGCACGCTGCGCTCAACGCCCATTGTGAGTGGTCCGTGACAAGGTTGTTTGCGCTTTCCCGACGGCGCATCGGGCGCCCACACTGCAGCACTTGAAATGCATTTGCGCTGAATGCACACATGCCACCCGCCATAATGGTTTACCTGCACCGCGTGCCGCGCGTAATGCAGCAAAGACGCGGTGTTCACGGTGCAAACACGTGACATGCCCCCCACTGCAGCATCATGGCTACTGTCGTTCCGGAGGTCGATAGTGGCATCGTGCAGTATGACGACACCTCGCAGCAATTTAGAGTGACATCGGGGGACGGCGACCCCGTTGCGGCCAACGGAGTGCAGGATTTTTACTTGCCGCCCGCGGCCACATTGCACTACGTGCTGGTGGGTGCTGGACGTAACCCATCGGCGCAAGGCGGCGGCGATGGCGGCGAAGTGGTCGCGGGGTCATTCACAAATCCCAACATGGACAAAGAGCTCGTGATGCGCGTGACGACCGACGCCCAGAGCAGCTTGCTAATAGATAGAACGAACAGCAGCATCGTGGCCGTTGCAAATCGCAGCGCGGCTGAAGCGCCAAATGACCCCGTGGGCGGAGCTGGCAACGGCGGTGCCAATCCACCCAGCGGCGCAGACCCTGGGGCGGGCGTCAGCGTGAACTTGTGGGGGACAACGCCCACGGTGTTTGGCGCTGGTGGCGCGGGGGATGGGGGTACACCCGTTGCCGCGCCGCGCGCCGCGGGGTTTGGTGGCAACACGTCGGGACTTGGCGATAGTGGCGAGGGCACAGTGGCATACGCGTGGATTGATCACCCCCCACTGGTGCTGCGTGACGCCACCACTGTGAGCGTGCTGCGCCGGCAAGGCGTGTTTGACGGCTTGCTGACCGACATGCCCATGATTGGTACGCAAGTGCCAGAGAGCGGCTTGACGTTCACGGGGCAGCCGTCCCCACAGACGCGCTTGGAAACGTACCGCGCGCCCATTCCCATCCTGGACGTTGCCGGGGTGCGGTACGTGACCACCGCGGCGCCCACGGGGGTGGACCTGCTGAACATTGACGCCATTACGCGCTTTGACGCGTGCGTGCACGAGTGTGTGTCGCCGCCGGGGTACACCATTGTGCTCATGCGCGTGGGGGACGTGAGCAGCATCTCGTCCATTTCCTTGACGTTTGAGGGCTCGCCCACCACACTGGTGTCGCCGCAGCCCTTTTCCACGTCGACGTTTTTGAACGTGGCCGAGTTCTCGTGGTTGCAGCCGCCGCAGCCCGACGTGTTTTACCGCTTTGTGTTTAGCGGCACCGGACGGCTGCAGAGCGCGGCAACCAACACAGCTGTGGACGTGCTGCGCGAGCCGCTGGGGGAGCACGTCATTGTGACGCGGGACGGCGTGCTACCCACTGGGCAGCGCACGGAGCAGTTGAGCGTCATGTACACCGGCACGGCACTGGAGACGCGGGGCGGCGGCACCATCAGCGGGCTGTCGCTCACGGATCAACCCATCACTGAAAACTTGCGCTTGGCAAGTATATTGGGCGCTACCCCTACAGCCACGGTGGACATTATGCCCATAGGGGCGTTCTTTCCCGCGCAAAGCAATGACACGGGCGGCGCAGTGGTGGTCAGCGGCGTGCGCAACTCGCAGGGCGTCATGGAGTGGTTTGACAGCTACGACCACGTGCACTTTCAAGACGACGGCGCGCTGGTGCCCGTGCCCAACGTGCCCACTGGCGGGTCGTCCTTTTTCAGGGCGCCGCAGGGCCCCGGCGTCACGATGCGCTTCTCCGACCCAGAGGACGGCACGCCCATTGAGCTGAGCACCAACCCCGCTGCCGCGCCGCGCAGAGTGATTTCATCGTCTGGACGGTGGTCGTTTTCCGGCGCCGCCAACCTCATTGCGAATCAGCTGGCGTTCTTGCCAGACGGCTTGGGCGTGCCGCTGCGCGCGCGGGACGTGGACGGCGCGAGCGCTGGGCGCTTGGACTTGGAGGCGTCGTACCTGGACACGCTGCCGCGCGTGGGCGGCAACCCGCCCGCCACGTTGGCGCGGCCAGACGCGTACGGAGCCCTGCTGCGCGACCCCGCGGAGCTCACCGCGTCGTTGCGAGTGTACGACGCGCTGTACGGCGCCACGCCTGTGGCAGTGGTGGACACCGACACCATCATCTTTACGCACAACGACAACGCCGTGCTGCAGTACACGTACACTGGCAGCGCGGGCGTGGTGACGGCTGCCAACGCAGACACGTTGAGCGAAGCAATGCCACCAGGCACGCCGTTCTTTGTGCTACCGGGGCGCGTAGCCGTTGTGAGCGCCGCTGGCGGCATCAGCGTGGACGACTTTGAGTTTGTGATGCGCGGCACCGACGTTTCGCCGCGCGTGGTGGCGGCGGGCGACACCGCGGTACTGCAACCCGCGCGGGGCGTGTACACCGTCGTGAGCGCAGCGCAGCAACCCACCGGCCTGCTGCACCCCGAGGTGGACCTCGAAGACAACGCCATCAACGCCGCGCCTCTGGGCATGTCGTACGTAGAGGCCAGCGACTTGTTGGCGCCCGACGCTGGCGACGACCGCTTGGTCACCACGGCAGAACCCAGCGCGTTTAGACTGCCGCAAGCGCCCACCGAGGGCGCCACACGGGAAGCTTTGACGCGCACAGCGGACCAGCAGCGCGTGGTGGTGGTGAACGACGCCACCGTGGTGCAAGTGACTGGCGTCACAGTGGTGGACGGCTTTGTGTACGGGTTTTTCATGGCGTACCCCGCGCAAACGGGCGACTTGCCGGTGGATCCTGTGGATCCTGTGGACCCGGGCATTGCGTGCGCGTTGCTGCGCGTGCCCACGGTGCGCAAGTACGGCGTGCCGCCCTCCGCGCTGCAGCTGCTGGGCATCACAGTGGTGCCGCTGCCGACGCAGGGCATGCTGGCGGACTTTGCGGGGCGCAGGCAGCGCATTCCCCTCGCTGCGCACGCCGCGTTGGCGTGGATGGCGTCCAACCCCGCCGACGTCATGGGCGTGGACATTGCGTTTGCGGCCATCAATGGGTGTCCCGCACCCCTGCTAGCGGCGCTGCGGCTGCTGGACGAGCCAGTGGCCGAGCTCGCGTTTGAAACGGCCCGTGTGTGCTTTGGGTACGACGTACCGCCGTTTGACGCGGCACAGGTGGGCGTGTAGCTCGTCCCGCAATACATTTCCGTTGTCCCACTCATCACCATGCGCGCGCGGCATGCCTGCGCAGACGCGTAAGACATGCACTCCACAGTAAAGACCGCAAACGCCCCTCCGGTGCGCGCGCGCCACCCCTTTGTGTCGTTGAATATGTCATTCACATACGATGCACCAACCGAGCAACTCCGGTTGTCCCTGGAGCAGATGGGCACCGCCGACATTACAATTCCGCCTGGCACCTTTTATCAAGTGCTCGTGTGTTCACCGGGAGGCCCATCCCCGGACGGCATAAACCCCGGGCCCGGCGGGAATTACATCAAAGAAGGCTTGCAGAACGCCACGCCGCAGCCGCTCGTACTGCGCGCAATAATCAGCGACGACACAAGCAGTGTGGTGGATGCTGCAGACGGCAGTGTTATACTGGCCAACTATGGTGCTTTGCCATTGACTGTATCCCCGCGAGCCGCGGTGGACCCCGGCCGTCCAGACTACGGCGACTATGAGCGCCGATTTGATCAAGCCGACGACTCGGTGCGCATTGGGCCGGACGGAAGTGCAGCCTTTACAGTGATCGGCATTGGCAAGGGTGAAGACATTGATCCAGACACCGGCGAGCCCCTTGGCAACGCTGACCCAGGGGCGATTTACGTGTGGCTGTCCACCGATGAAAAGGTGCTGCGACACAGCGCAACGTACATCTCAGTGCTGCGCGTGGCCGGGAAAACTGACGGTCTGCTGTGCGACATTCCCGTCATTGACGACGACGCATCCAGCACGGGGCTGCCTTTTACGGGCGCGCCGTCGACGGTCACTGGGTACATAGCGTACCACCTCACCATACCTTGGTTGGACAAAGCGTCGGGGGGCGTGTACGTCACCGACGAAGAGCCCACGGGAGTGCAACCCTTTCCACAGCGCTTGGACCAGTGCGTGCACCAGTGCGCTTCGCCGCCGGGGTACATCATCCTCATGTATCGCCCTGTATTCGGAGCCACAGTCATCCTGCGCGCGCAGGGGGATTTGACATTAGTGAAAGCGTCCGTCGGCCTGGACATGAGTACACGCACCGCTACAAACGAGTACAACATGCGGGCGGATTCCGGGTATGATAGGGACGTGTTTTACAGGGTCGTGTTTCAAAGCACTGTGCCCAATGATACGTTGCTTGCAGCAGACCGCGTGGATGGGCAGAGTTCTTTTGAAAACAAGTTGGTCACGCCTCTTGGCGAGCACGCCGTGTGGACCGGCAGTGGGCTGCAAGTCACGGGGCAGCGCAAGGAGGTGCTCACGATGTTAACCACATCCAACGTCCTGCAGCGGCGCGACGGCGTTGACGCCGAGCCCATACAAACCGCCAGCGACGTTCCCCGCACGCCCAACCTCGAGTTCATGGCCGATGCGCCAGGCGTGGACGACTGCAACGCCTTTACATTTAGCATGGAGCAAGAGTACCCGCTGTTTGCGGGGAGCGGCGACAGTCGCGGCGTTGTGGTGGTGGACGTCGTTGAAAACGACGACGAGAGCCTGTCGTACACTGACCCCTACGGCACATTCCACGTGCAAGACGTGTTTGCAGGGGGCGTGCCGCTGCCGGCGGGGGCGCGCATTGTGGCGGCGCCGCGGGGCAATGCGCTGGGTGTGAGCGTCCTGTTCACGCACGACACCACCGGGGAAGACGTCGTGCTGAGCACGGTGGACAGCGTGGGCCCGCGGCAAGTGCGCACGGGTACAGGCACCGACGTGTGGACGCTGGCGTCTGCGCTGCCGCTCATTGTGGACGCCGCTGGCACGATTCCACCCGACGAAGCTGGCGTTGTGTTGTATGGGAGCGACATTGATCGGGCGGCCGAAGGGCGGCCTCGACTGTTTGCGCCGTGGGCGCCGACGCCGGCAGCGTCCCGCACCTTGTATGTGCCCACCATGCAACCCGATGTGGTATCAGCGGGCTTGCGGGACCCCGATGACCCCACGGCAGTGCTGCGCGTGTACGACGCGCAGTACGGACGGTGCGTGTTTGTGGACAGAGACACGACTCTGGCTTTTCACATGGAGAACACGGCCACGTTCATCGCCGCACTCACAGAGTGCGTGGTGGACTTTGGGGACGGCCCCGTGACGCTGCTGCAGGGCTCTGCGACGCCGCTGTTCCCGGGGCGTGTCGCGGACTTTGGCGAGCTGCGCGAAGGCACGAACTACCGCGTACAAGGTTCCGAGGGAGGCGCGTACATGACGCGGAGAGGGACCACAAGCTGCGAGCACTCGCCCTTGGGATCGCGCCTTGCGGTGTTCACCGTGGCAGACGCGGCGCCGAGCTCCAGCACGCAAATGTTGGTGCAAAGTGAATGGACGTTGGTACAAAACGCGCCGCGCGGTATGAAGTACGTGCAAACGCATCAAGTGTCGGCCCCCGTTCAGGGTACTGGGAATTACTCTCCGTCCACCGAGCCTTTTCCCACCGTCACGGAAGTGAGTTCAGGGCTGCCGCGGGAGGCTTTTGCAGACGCGGCGGGGGACCGCTTTGTGCGCGTGGGCGAGCCGGGATCCGAGGTTGTTCAACCGGTGGACTACTTGACGGTGGTGGACGGCTTTGTGTACGACATTTTCATGGACTATCCAGGCCCGCCACCGCCCAGTCCTGGCAGCGAAACGGGCGGGGGCGACGGCGGTGGCGAGCCGCAGGGCCCGCAGGGCATTGAATGCGCCCTGCTTCGGGTGCCCACGGTGCGCAAGTACGGCTCCCACGCGTCGTCTTTCAACATGCTGGGGCTCGTTGTGCAACCAGCAGCCACGCTGGACGACCGCTTGGATTTTGCGGGGCGGCGAGTGCGCATCCTGCGCCACGCGTACAACGCCCTGGCATGGATGACGAGCAACCCCACCGCAACGTCCGGCGTGGACATTGTGTTTGCACGCACGCGGGGTTGCCCCGACAGGCTGCTGTCGGCGCTGCGGTTGCTGCCGCAGCCCGTCCCGGAGCAAGCGTTCGAAGAGGCGCGGGTGTGTTTTGGTGTGGATGTTTGACAATACATTGCTTTGCACATTACACGGCGTCATTGGCGGGCACAGCTACGTGCCAGTGCACGCGCAGGCTGGGCAACAACCCCGCGCCGCGGTGCTGCACAAACGTGTCGTACAGCGCGAGCAAGGCGCACACGCGCAACCTGGCGTCGCGCAGCGCGGCGCGCGTGACGCGCTGCGACGCATCGGTGAGCTCGTGCACCAATATGGACGTTTCCATCATGGCGCAGTGCACCGTGATGGGCGCTTGGATGTGTACAGAGCGCATACAAATGGCTTGCGCGCCAAGAAACCACTGCGCGCGCTCGCTCGCCACTGCAACTGCGTCCCGCAGAGGCAACGGGTACGCCGCCCTCTGAAACGCGTCTGCGAGCTGCCCCACGACGCGCAACAGGGCGGGCGTGTGCACCACGGCGTCGGACAGCAGCAACGCGCGGTCCGCCGCAAAGTCCTGTGGGACAAACACGGGCTCGGCGGTGCTCATGGTGGCGGGGCACACGCGCGGCATCAACAGTGCACATACATGTGCATGATACAGTTGTGGAAATGTGCAAGCTCGCTGCGCGCAGTGGCGGCAAGTGGGTGTGCGCGACACAAGACGCACGCGAATGAAGCGTCTTCATTCGCGTACGTGATGACCGGCGCGCATATACTTGAGCCGTACGGGAATGTACGCGATACATTCCTGTACAGCTTGTGCCGCGCGCGCAAAGCAAACTGCGTGGACGCAGCAGCACGATTAAATCTATTCCATGGTGTTGATTCCGGACGCTTTTCACTGCGCACACAAACACAGCATGGCAGAATTAGGCATTGTATACAACGCGTGCGATGCGGCGCAACCCGACAGTGTACGCGTCTTGACGCGGCACGGGGTGACCGAGCACCGCGCCCACCATATTTACGGCGTGCACGAGGCGCCCCCTGCAAACGCGTGGCGGTGTTTTCTTGTGTACACCGACGCCGTCAAAGGCGGCACCGGGGTCCGCGCGGTTGCTGAGCAAGACGTGTACGCGGGTCGTGCGAGATTGCACAGTGCCATTGCTTGCGGCACTCTGCCGCGGCGCACGCTGAAGCTGGCGCGCCAGCTTGTGCAGACTCTAGTCAGTCAGCATGGCATCAGCTGCAAGTACAGCGCCACAATCACCGGGGAGGCGCAGGACGACTCGAGCTCGGTCAGCAGCGACTTCAGCTCGGACAGCAGCGATTCCAGTTCGGACAGCAGCGACTCGAGCTCGGACAGCAGCGACTCCACCCTGGATGAGGTTGCAGCCGATGACGGGCAAGGTTTGGGATTAGTGACTGTGCAGAACGAAGCCGTCTTGGCCCCGGCTGTCCATGACCGGGACAACGACAGCCCGCCCATTGTCGCTCTGCAAGACGCTGCTACAGTGAGCGGCGACTCTGCGGACGGCGCGAGTGTGTGTTCCAGTGACGTGCAAGTGCAGCGCGCGGCTTTGAGCGGCGCGGGGAGCGCTGGTCCCGCGGTGCCCAGCGGCTTTGCGGAGCGGTGCATGCAAAGCCTTGCACTGCACACGTTTGATGGACGCCGGGACGGGCTGGTGCACACCTTGCTGTGCTGCACGCGGTGCGGTATAAGCGGTAACAGCGTCTTGCGGGAAACCGAGACGTGGCAGTACGTGTGGAGCGCGTTTCAAAGAATGTCGTTGGCCATGATGGGCAGCAACGACGACATGGTGCGCAGCGTGTGCGCCATGACTGACCCAGTGTGCGCCGCGTACCGCGCCGTCTTTCCGGAGCTGTACGAGTTGAACACGACGACCATCCCGTGGCCCGCGCGCGTGGTGCACGACGGTGTGCGTCAGCGATTGAGCGCGGTGTCCATGCCGCTATCCCCAGACGCCGCGCATGACGCGCTGAGCGAGGTATTGAGCATGCGGGCGCCCGGGGCGTGCCCACTAGCCCTTGCGAACGACGCGCGCTTCATCATCATGTGCTGTGCGTTTTAAATGCATTGTCAGACGTGCCTGTGCACGGTCAGTCCACACAAAAGTAGTCATTTGCGGCTTTTTGTGCCCTGTCTTTGACAGAGTCGGGCTTGTTGATGCGGGGTCGGTGATTCAGCGGATCGCGCCGCAGCGTGACGTCCATGCCGCGTAAAAAGGCGTTCATACCGGTGCGCACGTCCTGCGGGGCGCGCGCCTCGGCCCGCACGCCCGGCTCGCCGTCGTACACAATCACTTGATGCGCCAAGTGCGTGGCCATGATGAGGTCGTGCTCCACCACAAACGCCGCGGACCGCGACGCGGCAATGTGCCGCTGAATGACGCTGGACACAAGGACGCGCTGCTCCGCGTCCAGGTACGCCGACGGCTCGTCAATGAGGTACACGTCAGCCGGCTTGCCCAAGCACACTGCCAGAGCCACGCGCTGCAACTCGCCGCCCGACAGGGTTTGCACCTCCCGGTCCAGTACGTCGTGCAGCCGCAGGGGGCGCATGACGTCGCCGTCAAACCGCGGCGCGGCGTGGGCGCCACCCAGCTGCGCGTGCAGCAGCTGCCGCACCGTGCCGCTGCGCGCGGGCTTGATGGTTTGCGGCTTGTAGGACACAGTGCAGCCGTGCACAGTGGCGCCGTCTTGCGCCGCCTCTTGGCCGTCGGCGCGCGCGCGGCCCGCCATGAGCCGCATGAACGTGCTCTTACCAGTGCCGTTCTCGCCCAGTAGCACCGTCACGGTGCCCCGCTCAAAGGTGCCGCCGTGCACGCGCAGCTCAAACGCTGCGCCGCCACGCGCGTCTCGCATGCGCTTTGTCATGTCGGGGTAGCGCAAGGCGCGCGCGGCGCCGTCCCCCGACGGCGGCAGCGCGTCCGCCGCGCGCGGCGTGGCAAACGACAGCTCCGCGTCGCGGAAGCGCACGTTTTCGCCCGGCGCGTACCCCGCCAAAAACACGTTGATGCCTTCCCGCGCGCCGTACGGCGGCGTCACAACGCCGTACGCGCCAGGGTCGCCGTACATGCAGCACACGCTGTCCGACAAGTAGTCCAGCATGGCCAAGTCGTGCTCCACGCACACCACGCGGGGAGCGCGCGCCGCGCCGTCCGTGGCGTGCGCGGCGTTGGCAGCGCCTCCGTCCGCGTGTGCGTCGTCGTCGCGCAGTACGCCGCGAATGACGCGCGCTGCCGCGACGCGCTGCTTCACGTCTAAAAACGACGACGGCTCGTCAAACATGTACACGTCGGCGCGGCGCAGGACCACGGCGGCAATTGCCACACGCTGCAGCTCGCCCCCCGACAGCGCAGTGACGTCGCGCTGCATGAGGTGCGTCAAGCGCAGCTCGCGCAGCACAGCGTCCCGCCGCGCGCTGCCCGGCACCCTGCGGCGCAGCATGTGCTCCACGGTGCCGCGGACGCGCGCGGGGATTTGGTCGACGTACTGCGGCTTGACGACGCACGTGAGCTCCCCGCGCGCCGCGCGCTCAAAGTGCGCCTGCAGCTCGCTGCCGCGGTAATGCCGCACCACGTCTGCCCACGACGGCGGCGCGGCGTCCACGACGCCCAAGTTGGGCCGCGTGCGCCCGCTCAGCGCCGCCAGGGCCGTGCTCTTGCCAATGCCATTGACGCCCACCAAGCCCAGCACGGCGCCGGGGCGCGGGAGGGGCAGCCTGTGCAGCTGAAAGCCGTTTTTGCCGTGGCGGTGAGACACCTGCGACGCCACGCCGCGCGGCAAGTTCACGATGCGCACGGCGTCAAACGGGCACCGCTTCACGCACTGCCCGCATCCCACGCACAAGTCCTCTGCAATGGACGCGGCGGGAGACGCGGGCGTGACTTGAATGCACAGCTTGCCCATTTGCACTACGGGGCACGCCTTGGCGCACTCGCGACGGCACTTTTTGGGTTTGCACCGGTCAGCACGCACCACGGCTATGCGCGGCGCGTGCGTTCCCACATTGGACGCTGCCATGCCGGCGGTGTTTGCGTGCGCGCACACGTACATGCAAGGTGCAAGCCACGCAAGGACTAAGCTACAAGAGGTGCAGTGTATTGAACGGACCACGCGCACGCGGGGCGCGCGCGGCGTGCGCGGCGCGCTCCACCCCCTCACGTCATGCACACAATGGTACGAAAGAGGCCACTAGGCGTCGCGCGGAGAGCTTTCCAGTAGTCCGCGTGGGCGTACACGCGCCCCGGCCAAGGCTTGTACTCGTGCGGCACCTCGGGCCCGTCGTCCTCGTAAATGCTGCGGTCTTTGTCAGTGTGCCCCAGGAACTCGTGCATGCTCCAGTCGGCGTCTGGGTCGTCCTCCATGTTGTCAGGCACATCGATGTCCTTTGTCAATTCAACTTGTACGTGTTCGGGGATGCATGTCAGCAGCGCTGCCAGCTTGGCGCACAGCGCTGAAGACATGGCGTCGCACCCCAGCGCCTCTGCCACGACGACCAGCTCAAACATGCGCGGCGTGGGCATGTCTTCCAACCACTCCACGGTCCACTTTGGCAAGCCCCACGCGTGCAAGTCCTTGGTGGCGGGGAGCACTTTAGCGTACCGCTTCAGAACAGTACGCTTACCCACAGGCGCTGCAGCGTCCGCGGCGCTCATAACCCCCGCACCAGATGCCGCAGAGCCTTGAGCGTCTGCTGCAGACGCAGCATCCTCTACCGCGTCATACGCCAGCCTCTCCGCTTCAATCGCGGCAGTGTCCAAGCGGGATGGACCGTACAAGTCTTTGTGGGGTACGGGGTGTTTCATGTGCAGCGCTACAAAGTCCAGCACCGCCTGCACGTCCTCGGATCGTTCGTACACCGTGTACGCACCGCCCGCTTCGTCGCCGTCCTCGTCGTGACCCAAAGTAATGAGCTCAGCGATGAAGCCGATGTGCTCACACGCCGCACGCGGCACGTCCAGATGGACGTCGTCCACCGCGCAGTGTACGCGCACAGTAGCGGCGCTGTCAGTCATGGCGTCAAGGCGCTGGTGTTTGTGCGCACGTAGTGTGTGTGTGCCAATGACGCGCGGTGCGGGGCGAGGACAGCAGATGGCGAGACGTGATGAAATTGACGCTTGCGGCCCGCGCGCGTCTCAGAGGTCCATCGCGACTCCCCACGAGCCGCGCGGGAATGAACAGCGCAGCGCCGCGTGCGAGACGGCAGCGTACGCGCCGCGCGACGCCGCGCGCTACAACAAACACGGCGCAGCGCACTTTGGCCGCCACGGACGCTGCGCGTGCGCGCCCAAGCACCGTACCACACCACCAAACCATGCACAGAGCGCTGCGCGTGGACGTGGGGGATTCCACCAGCACGTCTGCGGCCGCTGCGTGCGGCAGCGACAGCACGGCAGCGTTTGGCGTCACGCCGCCGCGCGCAGCGAGTGCAGGCGGCGATGGCGCGGCGCAGCAGCAGTGGACATTTGACGCGTGGCGCCTGAGCACCCGCGCTTTGACGCGGCACGCTGTGGAGTTGCTGGCCCGCTTGCGCGTGCACGAGGCGCTGGGCGTCCAGGACGACGCGCTGTGGCAGCTGGTGCACCGCGTGCGCGCGGCGTACGCCTTTGACAACCCGTACCACAACTGGAGGCACGCAGTGGACGTGCTGCACACGACGTGCGCGCTGTGGGAGCACGCGGGCGCGCAGCCCACGCCGCGGGACGACGCCATGAGCACGCACGACGGCGTGTTTTGCGCGGGCGTGGCGCTGGCGGCGCTGGCGCACGACGCGGGGCATCCCGGCGTCACGCTGCCTGTGGCGCGCGCAGTGGGCCGGTCTTTGGCGCCCACACGGTACGCCCCGGCGTCCCTTGAAGCGCACCACTCGACGTTGGCGTGGACGTGCGTGAACGGCGACGTGTGCGCTGGCACACTGCCGCTGCACAACCTGCGGGGCCAAGACGTACGGCGCCTGCGGGACGTCATGGAGGCGTGCATCCTGGGCACCAACATGGCGCGGCACAGCGCGCACTTGCAGCACTTGCACGCTGTGCGGGACGCTGCCGCGGCCAAGCAGTCTCCCCTCGGCGCGCGGTACAGCTCCGAGCACAACATTGTCGCGCGGTGGGAGGCCGTGCTGGGCACCGCCACATCGCCGCGCGCCAACGCGGCGCAGATGTGCCTCACGCACTCTGATCGCGCGGCATCGTGGCCGAGCAGCAGTGTCACACGCGACTTGGAGGACAGCAGCGCGCGGGGCGCGCCGCTTGCCCGCGGCGCGTTGGCAACGTGGGCAGCGCTCGTGCACGCTGCGGATTTGGGGGCGCAAACGCGGGACGTGGAAGTGGCGCTGCGCTGGGGCGACGCGGTGATGGACGAGTTTCAGGAGCAGGTGCGCACCGAGCGGGACCACGATTTGCCCGTGACGCGCTTCATGGTGGCAGACACGCTGCGCCAGCGACTGCAGTGCCAAGCGGGCTACCTGCGCAACGTTGCGCTGCCGCTGTGGCAAGTGACCAGCGACGTGCTGCGGTTGCCCCGCGTGGTCCTGGACAATGCGCGCGCCAACACCGTCGCCGTGGAGGAGCTGGCACGCTGCGCGCCAGACGACTGCGGCGCAGAGTACTCCATGCAAGACGCGCACGCGGCGCTGCACCACACCCTACCAGGCGCAGGGTGACCGACAATCGACGATGAATGCATTGTGCGCGCTACTTTCTCGTGGCGTCGACCGCGGGGCTGCCGGGGCGCTCCACGCCGCGCCGCACCGCGTGCAGTGGCAAGTCGTAGCACACGCGGCACACTGGCACGTACGTGTCGTCGCTGCCCACCACCACGACGTCCGTTTCACCAGTGAGTCGCCGCGTGAACGGCGCGTCGTGCCCGCACACGCCACACACGGCGCACAGCTTGTCCACGCGCTCCGCGTGCGGCACCAGCGCGCACACTTGCCCAAACGGTTCCCGCTCAAAGGTGCCGTCCAGCGCCGCCACCAGCACCTGCTTCCCGCGCTCACACGCACCCAAGCAAAACTCGCGCAAATCCGGCATGAACTGCCCCTCGTCAATGGCAATCACGTCGGCGCGCGCCCACGCGGCGGCGTCCAGCCGCGCCAAGCGGTCCACGCACACGCTGGTCTCCGTCACGCGGTCGTGCGTGACCACTGCGGCGGACGACGTGTACCGCGTGTCAGCGGTGTGCTTCACAATCAAAATGGCGCGCCGTCCAAAGCGGTGCCGGCGCACGCGCCGCAGCAGCTCCGTGGACTTTCCTGAAAACATGGGTCCCACAATGAGTTCCAGGGCGCCGCCACGCTGTGGCACTGGCGCGCTCGGGGACGCGTCCGCGTCTGAAGAGGTGTGACTCGCAGCCATGTCGGCGCGTCGCAACGTGTGTGCGCGAGCGTGTGCACAGTGAAGATACGCGCGTGCAACGGCGGCGCTCTGGGGTCGCAAAGCGTATGAATTTACAACGCCTTGATTGCAGTGAAGGGCGCGTGCGCCGCAGTGAGGCGCAGCACGTACAGCGCACGCGCACGGAGCTCCTGCAGCGCCGCAACAATGGCGTCTGCACGCGGCGCGGTGCTGTCGGGCAGCTCGGGCGCGGCCTGCTGCACCTCTTGTACGCACGCGTCGTACAGCGCCTCGTCGGTGGGGCACACTGGCAGCGTGCGCACCGTGATGTCACCGTCCCACCCCTCCACTTCGTCCAGCACGCTGCGCAGCACGGCGGCGTACACGCGTGGAAACACAATGTGCCCCTCGGGCTGCGCCACGTCCTCAATGGGGTCACACCCATCGCACGAGCCGTAGTCTTCGCCGCGCCCCTGCGTGCGCACCTCGCCCGCGGCACTCAGCCGCAGGAACATCCACCGCAGCATGTACCCGTGGCACGGTCCCACGCGCCCGGTGTAGCTCGCAGTGATGCCCACGTGCGCGCGCTTATTAGCGTCGGGGCCCATCCACCCCTCGGGCTCCACGCCGTCCTCGCCGTCCACGTCAAACGCGCGCACGACGCCGCACCCAGAGGCGCCGTCGTCGCTGCTCACGTCCGAGTCGTTCGAATCCCCCCACACGGCGTACGATGCCATGGTGCGTGGTGTGCGTGCGTGCTCGCAACAGAATGCACGTGCTGACCCGCGCCAATGCCGTCGCTGTCAAATGTTTGCAACTTTACTGTACACGTCGCCCAAGCTGAGCAGCGGCGAACCCGCCTTGGCGTTGGCCCATTGAAACGCCGGCATGCCCGTGTACAAGTGGTCCCCCCAAAACGCCGCCGCTTGCGTGTTGAACGCGGCACGCAAAACCTGTGTTGTCTCCGACGCCACGGACACCGTAAACTGCGCTCGAGGCGTGGCGGGGCCAATGGACGCGTCGGACATGGGGGACGCCGCTTTGTCGTACAGAACCGGCGCGTCGTTCTTGGCATTGGCGGCCGCCTTGACGGTGCACACATACCTCCACACATTGACGCTGTTGTACACCTTGACGCTCTTGCGGTGCATGGTGAACACCATGGGCACGTTGTGCACCCACGCGGTGCCGGTTGCCCCTAGCTTGTTGGCATTGCCAAACGGCGTCATTGTCATGGCCGCGAGGCGCACAGACACCATCATGACACCCGAACACACAATGGTGTCGTCAATGTGGTTTGGGGTGGCGTACATGACCAACGACAGCGGTCCCAGGGAGCCGTTTGCGTACAACTGCAGGCTGTACTTGCCCAGCGGCTCCAGGTTGGTTTTGAACGGTTGATCGGGCGGTGTGTACCACCATGAGATGGGGTGCAGGTGCCGCGTGTACCCCACGTTGCCCACTGTGAACGGCCACGCGTGCGTGGACGGCAAGCCGCGCAGCATCTCCCGCTCAGTGGGCGCGGGCGCCATGGTGTGCCGCGTATTGTGTGGCGTCGCGCGCCGTGGCTCTTGCGGTGGGCTGAACGGCAGAACAGCGGTGGGTGTGGCTGTGGTGGTTGGGTCGTCCGCCCGCTTCCGCGCGCGCCGCGCCGCCACGATGCACACTGCGACCGCCAACGCCACGGCCACTGCAATCAGCGTGCGGGTCGTGCGCCGTTGGCTGGACAGGGTCACGCGCATGATGACCGTCGCGCGCAAGCGTTGCGTTGCACAGGAATAAAGACCGCATGCGCGGGAACGGTAGCCCTGTGACACGCTTTATTGAGAGAAATCACGCGCGCACAGGGATGCCTCTGACGACCGCACAGCGTGGACTATGTTGCGTAATCGTCGTGCTGCTGGTGGCGCTCGTGGTGTTGCTCGCGACGCCTAAACGGCGCACCGCGTCCCCGCGCCCGTCGAAACCACTGAACCAAGTGCTGCGCGCGCCGCCTCCACGCTTGGGCGCGCAGGATACGTACAGTCCATCGGCCGCCATCATACCCGCCATGCCCAGTGGCATCGCGCACTTTTTTCAAGAGTTGGGATACGTGGAAACCCTGCACCAAGGCGTGCCGTACATTGTCAGCTTCACAATCGCACAAGAACAGACGACATACCAGAGCGTTCACGTGAACGTGGTGACAGGAAGCAACATGGTAGATTTCACGGTCTTGACCAACGCGGTGGTGTCCCGAACGGGGTACTTTGCAGCCGACGCGCCGCCAGACATCAAGCAAGAAATGTTCGAGTCCACGCAAATCGCCGGCGTGCTCATCACCTTCCAACTATCATGTCCGTTCAAGGTGTCCGCGAACACGCCACGGTACAAATTACTCCAAGTGAAGTTCCCGAACGTTGACTTTACCAAGCCCTACCCCATGGGCCCGATCGACTTGAATCCCGGCAAGTATCCCAATCTGCAATGGTCGGTGGATGTGTTGACTCAGGTGCAACAAGATCTGTTGATTGATACGTCAAGGTTTTTGGGCATAGATTTCGAGCAACGCGTGTTTTGCGTATTGAGCGACGCTACGCGGGCCGCTAAGCTGGACATGTCTGGATTCCACACACCGCCCGGCGTCACGTCGTCTCCCACGCTGCCCTGGGGCCACATCAACGTCAGCGTCATGGACGTGGTGCGCGCCGCTCTAGCGCGCGGCCCCATGCGCGAAAACATTGCCATATTTGCCTACACCAGCTACCCCAGCGGCTACACCGGCACACCGTCCGAAATCGAAGCACTTGCGCAGAAAGTGAAAAAGTTCTACCAGCCCCAAGTGCCGGGACTTGTGATACGCCCTGTCGTGCTGTCAGATTTGGCCATGTACGCGGCGTTTGCCATCGACACCGATTTTTGCGTGTACGACAAATTCCTGATCAAAACCATGAGTGACGACGACAAAAGCGAGTTTCCGTGGCTGCCACTGGCGTGGAGAGAGGGTGCCACTGCCAAGATCACCCAAGGATGGAAAAACGCGCCGCAAAAGGCGTGGATTCCTTTGACCAGCATGCCGTCGTCCGCACAGGGGTACTGCTCGAGGTACGGTTCCCCGTGGGACACCCCCAACACCAACGGCATGCCCAAGCTGCTATACCAAAATGCAATCAATCAAAGTGGTACAGACGGTGAAGAAGCTGCGGGATTTATTGTCATGAACTATGGAGGCAGCAACGTCATGAACGTCAACGGCTTGTTTAACGGGCTTGGGTACAACAGTGGTTCTTACCCCATGGGATACTGGAACGGAAACGCCATACTCTCAGTCCCAAACGTGAACAACAGCCGCGCGTACCTGTATCCCGTCACTTTGATGAGCTGAGCGCTCATGCGGGCCGTGTGGATCGCGTGTGAAATACATTTGCTTTGCGCGCAGCACAACACCAAGCAACGCAGTGGGAGCAGCACACTACCACAGCACGACGCGCACGTGCGGCGGCGCAGTGGCGCGCAGCTCTGTGACGTACATGCTGTACAGGCGCATGCGGCGCAGCGCGGCGTACACTGCTGCATCCATGCCTTGAATCCACGGCACGTCGTGCGCCGCTTCGGCGGCGGCGCAGCGCGTGTACACTTGGGGGTACGTGGGGCGCATGATGCCGCACGACGGCTTGGCGTCCCCGTCGTCCTCCCACTCGTCCAAGTCGTCTTGCACGCGGTGCATCATGCCCAGAAACTGGTCCTGTGTGCGCGCGCGGTGCACCGCCGACTCCATTTCGGCGTCCTGCAGCCCAAAGCACGATGTGTCGTCGTGCCCGCTGGTGGTGCACCACAGCGCGCCGTCGTGGTCCAGGCCCAACCAAACATTGCGCACGCTGTAGCACATGCACCTGCCGCACGACCCAGTCCAGCCCACCGGGAAGCACGCAATGGGCTCGTCGGGCGTCTCCTTGACGTCCCGCTCTGCAAATGACGTGACAAAAAATGGGCGCTGAAGAAACGCGTACACTGTCTTGCGAGGCGCGCTGTCGTTGGCGCCGTTGGCGTCGCTGGCGTCGTCATCGTCGTCGCCGTCCCCGCCGCGCCCCTCGCCGTCCCACCACGCGTCGGCATCGGGGCTGGCGTCGCGCACTGCCGCCGTGTCGCTCGCGTCGCAACTCGACGCCGACACCGCGCAGCCGCAGTCCCAGCTAGACGCAGACGACGCGCCGTCTCCGTCCTCCGCCGCGCCAAGCAGCGTGCATGACGCCGCGTCGTCCTCGTCGTCGCTGCTGTACGCGCGGCGCGCGTCCACGCGGTACGCCGCCAGGGCGGTGTTGCTTGCCAACGAAAACATGCTGCCAGTGTGCTGGGGGGCGGGTCGAGAGCGTTTACTTGACGCGGCGCAACGCCGCGCGTCCACGCTGGCGCTGAGCGGCACTTTCGCCCCGTTTGCCACACCTGCCGCGCAAATGCCTGTACTTTGCACGCACACCGCGCACACAATGCCGTCCACCCTCGTGCCGCGCGGCGTGACGCGGCGGCGGTCCAAGCGCCCGCGCCCCCGTACGTCCCGCACGCCCGACGCGCTCACAGTGTGCGAGCACCAGGACGGCACGTACATGGCGCCGCTCCGGCGCGACCGCGAGCAGCACATGCGCATTCACTGCGCGCCCGCGGCAGAGTGCAAGAGCATTCGGGAAAAGCGCGGGCAGAACGCGCACACGGTGTCCATGGTGACGTGGGACGTTGCCACGCGGCCCGTGCTGAGCATGCAGGCGGCGTGCGTGAACGGCATTGCACGGGCGCCGGGCACCGCAGTGGACTTGATAAGCCGCGTGCAAGAGCGGGGCGGCACCGCGCACGGCCCCGCGCTGCGCCGCGCGTCGGCCGACGCCGATACGACGGACGTGCGCGCCGGCGTGTGGCAAGTGGACAACACGGGCATCCAGTGGTGCTTTGCGTACGTGCAACGGGAACCCAACGCGCGCTCCCCGTCGTCCCGCTCCAGGGAGTGGCGCGTGCGCATGCCCATGCTGGAGGACATTGCGACGGATGAGTTTGTGCGCACGGGGCGAATCCGCGTGGTGGTCAGCCGCGTGCGGTACGGCACGGCCATGCGCGCGGCGATAGTGGCAGACAACCTGCAGCGTCTGCACGCGCGGCGGCAGTGCTTTGTGAACTTTGCAGTCAGCGGGGAGTGGCAAGTGGTGCGCATGCGGGGGGAGAACCGCCCTGAGCTCCTGTCGTACTGGCTCACTGAAGACGTGCAGCGCCGCTTGGCGCACACCGTGCCGCGGCCCGATCCGCCCACGCCAGTGGACGCGGTCGCTCTTCCGTGCGCCGTGGGGGACGCGGCGGCAGACGGCCCCACAGGCCCCGCGGGCGTCGCGCGCGCCGCGCTAGAGAGCGTACTAGAGACAGCGGTGCCCGTGCAGGATTGCGCCGGGTCCGACACGGCGTCGTCCGCGCGCGCGGCGCACGACGCGCCACACGCCGCCGAGGCGCCGCCCCCCCGAGCGTTGAGCACGCCCGAGTCGTCTGACGACGACATGCCCCGAGGGTACGACGAGTTGTACGACCCAGTGTACTGTGATGTGCCCCTCATGCCGTTTGACGACGTAGCGCCCAATCCATTGTAATGCCCGTCGTTGTACTGTCTAGTGGTGCGTGCGTGAGTTCTACCACGCGCATTGCTTGCAGCGCCCGGGGCGCCGAGCCGCGCGCTGCGCGTCTTGAGCGCGTGGTGGTACATTGCAGGAGACTTCATTTCAGTGTATCTACGTCGCGCGGTAGCGCAATTGGTAACGAGCTGCCGCCACAGCGCGCGCTTGTGGTTGCGTCGCCCAGGGCCGCGGCGTCTGGGCGTCGCGGGGATGCCTGTGACACAAGCCACCCCTCTGGTAAGAGCACCGTCGTATCAGAGTCGTACCCATCAGGGTCTTCCGTGGCGGCCTTGTGGCGCCGCAGCGCGGCGCGCGCCGCGCGGTCCACGCGGCGCAACAGCGCGTCCACTTGCTTGTGCACCGCCTCCAAGTGCGCGCGCTTCCTCCTGCCGTCCAACATGTCAAATGCCCGCACCGCCTTGGCCAGCAACGCGCGCGTGGCGCTCTCCGCCGTGACGTTCTTGCCGCGCAGTCGGACTTGCCGTGGCAGGTACGGCGCCGCCGCGTCCGCCACGCGCGCCGATACGTCGGCTCGGAACTGTGCGCTTGCCATGGCGCGTCTCGGTGTGTGTGCAGCGCGCTGTCCAGCGCACACGGCAGGATGAAGCGTCACGGTGATTTGAGCGCTGGGCACGGCGCCCGGCGACCATCGCGGGTTGCGTGCCGTGAAAGAACGTAATTGCGCGACGCGCACAGCGCCGTGGAGCATGCGCGGGGGAGCCGCTTGTCGAGGCCTAGCACTTTCCGGAACGCGCAGAGGACCACCCGCGCCGCGCAAGTAAACTGCACGCCGCACGCGCCACGCACACACCCACGACGTTACCGCCATGGCTCACGAGGCGCGCACGGCGCGCGACATGATGTACCACGCGCGCAACTTTCAAGACGCCGACAACTACTTGCACGGCGCGGAGCCGTTGCACGCCGAGTTGTTGCGCGCGTACGACGCGCGGCGGCGCGGCGTGTCCCTGGGGAACGTCGTGACGTTCGTGTTGGCTCAGCGGGACCAGGGGCGCGTCGCGCCGCGCATGGAGCAGCACCTGCTCCGCATCGCGTTTCGTACACGGGACTACGACGCCGCCAAAGCGCTGCTGACATCGCCCGCGGCGCGCGACTTGGACGTCGCTGGCGTCGTGACGGCGCACTTCACCGCAGTCCCCCGCGCGCGCAGTGCCACAAACGCGTTCATCTCGAGCGCCGCTGTGCGGAACGACGTGGCTGTGCTGCTGGTCGTGCTGCGCGCAGCGGCAGACGCCGGCGCGGACGACCTCGTGCGCCATGTCATTACATCCACATGCGCGACTGGGTCGCGCGACGCCGTGCACGCCGTGACGACCGCGGCGCCGCCCCGCTTCACTCGCCGGGAAGGTCTGCAAGACTGCATGCGCGCGGCGCGCACCAACCGCGCGCGGGACAGCATCGCGCAGCAGCTGCAGTGGACGCTGCGCCGCCGCATCGCCCTGCACAGACGGGAGCGGCGCATGCAAGACCGTCCGGGTGAATTTGCGCGGGGCGCGCTGGATCGCGGCGCCGCGCCGCCGCGGCGGCAGCGCCGACGCATGTGGGAGTCAGACGAGCCGGGCGCCGCAGCGACGCGCGGCGACGACGGGCGCGACACAAAGTAGAGCCTTGATACGTGTAATGCATTGATGCCTCCCCCACCCCATCACGGTCGTCGTTTGGAACTTGGCGGGCGGCTGGACGAGCGCAGCGCAGCGCGCAACTGGCCCGCTACGCCCGCTGCAGCGCCGCGGTCCCCCGCAGCACCGGCTTCGCGCGCCACGGCGCTGCCGGCATTTGAATACGCGTCGTGCTGCCGCGCGGTCTTGCCGGCCGACGTCCCGCGCTGCCGCAGCACCTGCGCCAAGTGCCGCAGAACGCGGCCGTTGCGGGACAGGCGCACAACACCCTGCCTCAGCATGTTGTGCGCGCGCTGCAGCGTCGGCGCATCGAAACGCTCCAAGCGCCGTGCCATGTCCTCCACGGCGTCGTTGGGTCCGTCGCACGCGGCCACTGCGGCCGCCACCGCCGCGGCGTGCGCCGCCACGGCGCCGTCGAACGCTGCGGTGTCCATGCGGCCACTGAACTGGCGCCGCTCCGCCCACAGCGCGTCGTGCGTAGTGTTCACAAAGCGCGGCGGGTCCGCGTACGCCACGTTGGGCAGCGCGTACAGTGCCATGTACGGGCGGGGAAAGCGCGCAGTGTGCGCCTCGTCGCGGGCAGAGCCCTCCTGCGGCGCGCCGCGCCACGCCTGGCCGCTCAGGGCGACGCACACTGTCTTTGGCAGCGCGGGCAGCGCGGTGTGCAGCGCTCGCGCCGCAGCTTCAAAGCCCCCCGCGCGACGCTCCAAGCGGTGCATGGCAGCGGCAGCCATCCACTGCAGCGCGTGCGTCTCTGTGGCGCGCTCCACCGCCGCGCGCTCCTCGTCGGCCATGCGGTCGCCGTGCGAGACGTCGACCCACATGGCCATGCACTCCTGTGCTCGGTGCATCGTTTCGACGCGCAGCACCAGCGCGCCCAGGGCGCTGGACATGGGCATGTACGCGCTCATTGCCCCCAGCGCGTGCAAGACGTTGGCGCGCGCGCCGGGGTGCTGCACGACAGATGGGCGCGGCAACGCCGCCGCGGCGCGCAGCAGGCCCTGCACGGAAAACGCCGTCTTGCTGTGCAGCGCGTCTTGCAGCATGAGCTCCAGGGTGGCGGCGTACACCGGCAACAGCGCCGCAACGTCCTGAGGGCTGCCCCGCAGGCGCCGCGTGAACACGCGCGTGCGCAGCATAAAGTCCGCCGCGTCGCCCGGCGTGGACACGCCCCACAGCCGCGCCGGCAGCGTGGCAGACACCCGCGCGGCGTCGTCCCTTGACAGCGCGCCCACCTCCACAGCGCGCAGCACGCAGTTGCGCGTCGCTTGGTGCACGCGGGGGGACAAGTCCAAGGGGCTGGGAGCCGCTCCGTCTGCCACAGCAAGCTGCACCGCGTCGTGCACGCGCGCCCTGAGCACGGCAGTGGGCGCAGCGCCGTCAGCGGGTGCGCGGTACCGTCCACGGCGCGCGGCGGCGGCGCGCTCGGCTTCCTTGCGCCGCGCGATGCGCGCCGCCACGCACCGCGCGCCCAACGCCAGCGCCACCCCGTCGTACACAACAGGCATCGGTGCGCGGTCAACGCCGCGCTGCTCGCACGCCGCGCGCATCTGGCCCGCGCTGTGAACGCGCAGCATGGGCGTGTACACGCTGCCGTTGGTGACGGCGTGCGCCGACGGCAGCGCCGCAGAGTCCATGCGCACCACGGCGGGGGTGTACTGGTGCGCGCCGTGCGAGCTGTGCCGCACCGCGGCGGCCAAGCACGCCACGGCTTGGGGGCAGTGCGGCGTGGGGAATGCGGCGAGGGCGTACTGCGTCAACGGCGCCGTGCGCAGCAGCCATGCCACGACGGGGTTGGGGTGCGCGGTGCTGGCAGCCACCACCGCGCACGTGTCCAGGCACCACCACCGCAGGGACAGCAGTTCGTCCAGGGCGTCGCCGCACGCAAACGTGCCGCGCGTCGCGTCGTGCAGCATGCCCGGCATGGCGCGCCCACTGCACACCACACACTCGTGGCACGCCGTGGGGCGCGGCAGGGTGTGCAGCGACATGCGCGAATCGCCCGGCGCGGCGCCGCCGTCCCGCGGGGGGTGGCGGTGCTGGTAGTACGCCGCGCGCTGCTTGCACAGCATGCACAGCGTGGGGGCCTGCACGTCGGGCGGCATGGCGGCGCGCACAAGCGTCTTGACCAAGCGGTGCACCTGCGCGTGCATGGCGTCCCGCATGGGCGCCTCGTGGAACGCCCTGCCCAGCTCCGAAAAGTACTCCGCGGTGCCCACGTGCGTGCCCGTGTCTGGCCACGCGGGGCGGCTGTCCTGGTTCCGCACGTAGTCCGCGTCCCGCACCATGATAAAGCCGTCCCCGGCTGTGGGGTCGTGGTCCGCGGGGCGCCGGGGCTGTGCGACCGCGCGCGGCGCGGACAGCACGCCGTTGTTCCCGGCACCAGGTGTCGCGCGCGCGGATGCCGGGTGCGCCCGCAGCGGCGCGCTGCGCGAGGCCAGGGTGCGCGGCCGCCAAGCTTGCAGTCGCTGGCGCGCGTGGGCGCCGGCAGCGGCGGGGTTGTCCACGTCAAACACCTCGTGCAGCGCGCGCGGGTCAGACGCGCTTGCGGGCGTGGGGGGGTCGCTGTCCGCCCGCGGCGCGTCCTCAGCGTCCCCACGCGCCACGCGGCGCGCGATGCGGTGGGCGACGTCCCTGTCGTCCAGCGTGTCAAACTGCGCCCCAGAGGACGCCGCGTGCCCCGTACGGGACACGGCTGGAGCGGGCTGCTGCCCGTGCACGTCCCCGCGCGGCGCAACTGCGTCCAACGTCACGCGCCACGACGCCTCCCACACCCGGTCCAAGTCCGCTTCTTTGGCCGCCTCCACGTCTTGCAGGGAGCCTCGGGGGCCCACGTGCGTGGTCAGCAGGCCGCCGTACGGCACCGTGTACAGGTACAGCAGAAACACGGCGCGGCGGCGCAGGGCGTCCTGGGCGCTCCGAGGCGCGTCGCGGCTCACGGCGCCGGGATCCGCCACCACCGCCGCCAACTGCTGCCGTAGGGCCGGCAACGACTGCGAGTGCACCGTGGGCGGCACCACGTCGTGGTCCACTGCAAACGGCGCGGGGCGCGGTGGGTCAACGGCGTCGGGCACGCCGCCCTCGGGCGCTGGAAACACTGGCGACGCACTGGCCTCGGGCGCTGGAAACACTGGCGACGCACTGGCCTCGGGCGCTGGAAACACTGGCGACGCACTGGCCTCGAACGCGGCGCCGTGCAGCGCCACGTCTACATCTGGAGACGCGGCGCTGGCGCCAAGCACGCTGTCGCGGTCAACTGCTGCGTTGGCAGACGCGCCGTCGTCCAGGACCACGTCTGTGCCCACTGACGCGGCGTCGTCCGCGCCCTCAAGGCCGGTGGACGCGCCGTCGCTGCGCACGGACCGCGCCATGTCGCCGTCGTCGCTGTCGTCGCTGTCGTCGCTGTCGTCGCTGTCGTCAAACGCCTCAGTGTCGGACGCGCCGTTACTGGCGGCCACGCTCACGGCGTTGCCGCCGTCGTCGTGCCCAGGCAACGGCTGATACACGTCCAAATCCAGCGCGGCACTGTCAAAGGCAGCCACGTCGTCGCGCCGCGGCACGACGTCGTCGCCATCGGCGCGCGCCGCCACCGCCGCGGACCGCACCGCGTCCACAAATGCGGGCTCCACGCCCCGTGGCACGACAGTGTCCACCACGTCGGCGCGCACGGCGCGCACGGCGCGCAGCACGCGCCCCACACCGCGCGTACCGTGCGCGGGACAGTACTCGTCCGCCTCCGGCGTGGTCAGCACCGCGTCCACGCGTGCAGTGTACGCCTGCAGCGCTTGCAGCGCGTGGGACGCCACGTACCGCCTGGCCACCAGCGCGTCCGCGTCGCTCAACGGCGCCATGCGCAGCATGGCTGCCAGGACCACCGCTTGCACGCCGCAGCGCGCCGCGGCAATGAACGCAAACAGGTACGAGGGGTACGACGGCCACCACACGCCGCAGTCCACCGCAATGCCGTCAAACGCGGCCACGCCGTCGTGCACGACGCGGCGCACGGCGTCCAACAGGCGCGGCGACATGGAGCGCTCGTGCGCCGTGGCCATGGCGTGCAGCGCGCGCACCCACGGCGCGCGGCACGCGTGCAGCATGGTCGTGAACACCGCGCCCCGCACCACGTCGGCGCCGTCCACTGCGGTGGGGCAGGCGAGGCACAGGCTCTGCAGCATGCGCAGTTGCCGCGGCGACCACCCGTCGCCGGGTACGTACGCCCCGGCACACGGCACAATCACAGCCGCGCCGCGCGCGGCGTTGCGCAGCACGTCTTGCGGCAGCACGGCGCCGTGCTCCCCCGCGGGCGGCGCGGTGTACAGCGCGTGCAAAAAGCGCGCCGCGTCCAGCGCCACCCGCGCCACGTCGGGCCGCAGCTGCAGGCCGGCTTGCACGTCGTCGTCGTGCCGCACCGCGTCGCGCACCGCGAGGAGCGTGACGGCCTGCAACACCACGCGCTGCTCGTCTGGCAGCCGGATGTGGCGCGCCTCGCGCTGCAATTCGGCCGCCACAACGGCGTCTGCCACGCCGGGCGTGGCGTCTGTGGTGGCAGTGTCCACGTACGCCATGTGCGCCTCCACCCAAAACGACCCCGCCACGGGGTGCAGGAACTGCCGCGCGTGGTGCATGGCCACCACGTCGTCGCGCGTCAACTCCCGCGTGCTCTCGGGGAGGTGCGTCGGGTCCAACTGCACAAACATGCCGTCCCGCGTGGCGTCTGCGCGCAGCTGCAGGGACCGCGCCAGCACCACGGTTTCCTGTGGCAGCGCGTCTGCCGCGTCCGCAATGCCATCCAGCACCACCCGCGCCTCATCCGTCGCGCCAAAGGCCGCAAAGAACAGCAAGCACGCCGCCGCGGCGTCCGCGTCCACCTGCGCGCCTAACCCCAGCACGCCCCGCACCACGCCCATGGCCAGCGGCGCGTCGTACGGCTGGCTCAGCGCTGTCAGCAGCACCGGCAGCGTCTCGGCGGCGTGCGCGCGCAGCGGCGCCGTGACGTGCGCGTCCGCGTCCTGAGCGCCCTGCGCCATGCACCCCGGCAAAACGTGCGCCAGCGCAATGCCCATTTGCGCCACGTCCACGGCCCGCGCCGCGCCGTGCTGGGCTTCCCACAGCTCCAAAGCCGCAGTCATCTGGCCGCGGGGGTCCAGCATGCCGTGCGGCGCCAGGGGCAGACGCGACAGCGCGACGCGCATGGTGTGCATGCACGCGCCGTCAGTCGCCGCGCGCGGCTCTCGCAGGGCGGCGCGCAGACGAGCCACGCGGCCCGCGTCCCGCGCGTCCATGGCCGTCTTGGCGTACACGCGCCACAACGGGGGGAACGCGGGGCTGCGCTGCAGCACAGCAATGGCGGCGTTGGGGTGTTCGTCGCGCCCCGCGGCGCACAGCACGCTGCGCGTCACAACGCGCGCATCCAAGTCGCCCACCATGTCCACCGCGGCCCACCCGGGCTCCGCGCTCTTGGCCAAGTCCACGCAGTGCGCCACCAGCGCCCGCAGCCCCACGCCCGCGGGTCGCAGGGCGGCGTACCAGCACGCCGCCATGGCAATCTGAAAGCCGCCCCACCCCGCCACAAAGCGGATGGCCGTGTGCGCCGCGGCGGGCGTGCGTGCCGCGTGCGCAATCAGCAGCGCCATAATGGCGGCGTGCAGCGCGCCGCGCACGGGCACGTGCACGTCCACGGCCTTTATGTGCGCGGGCAGGTCCACGCCCGCCTCGGCGGCGTCCCGTATCGCGCCCACCAACGGCTGCACCTGCGCGTACGCCGCGAGGTACGCCTCCTCCAGCACGTCCAGCGCGTCCGGGTCGGTGTCGTGCCGCAGCGTCAACGCAACGGTGAGCAGGGCGGCGTCTGCGGCGTCTGCGTCCTCCCGTGACGGCGCGGGCGCGCCCTGCGACGCGCCCGTGTGTGCCGCCACAAACACGCGCACCAAACCCACTGGTTGCGGCGCGTACAGCGGCGCGCGCGCCATGACCGCGCGCAACGTCGCTACGTCCCCCAACGCGTCCTCGCACCGTCTCGCAATGGCCGTGTTGTCGTCCACGGTAGCTGCTGCGCCGTCCGCGTCGTCGTCCACGACTTGCGGCGCGGCAGCCGCGCCGTCGGTGGCATCGTCCATACTGGGGCGTGCGCCGTGTGAAACGACAGTGGGTGGGTGTGAAAGGGGTGTTTATTTACTGCGTCGCGCGGCGGGCGGGCTGTCAAGTGCTGTGAGGTGCGCGGGTCTCGCCTGGCAATGCATTGTGCGCGCCGCCAGTGTCATTGACCGCGGGGGCGCTTCGTGCCGCCCTGCATGCCCTCCAACGACGGCGAGTCTGTATCCTCTGTGAGGTCCACCACGTCTCGAAACGCGGCTTCCTCTGCCATGCGCTGCAGCTGCTGCTCCAGCGCGTCGCGGTGCTGCGCCGCGGCGTCCAGCTTGCTCCGCAGGGCAACCACTTCGTCGCCAGCGGCACGGTCCAGGCGCGCGCGCTCCTTCAGCTCGTCGTGGCTCCGCAGCACGCGCCGCAGCTCCTGCGTGACGCGCGCAGTCTCCGCGGCGCTGGCGTCTGCAGCCGCGCGCGCAGCTTGCGCCCGCGCCGCGGCATCGTCCCGCATGGCTTGCACCGACGCCAGCTCCCGCGCGGTGGCGTCTGCCACGCGCTGCGCGTCGTCCCGCGCGCGCTCTGCCCGCGCCAAGCGCTCTTGTGTGCCGCGCAGGTCGTCGGCGGACGCTGTCCCAGCGCCGCTTTCGCGGGACGCCGCCAGCGCGTCGTCCCGCTCCCGACGCAAGCTGCGCACGGCGTGCTGCAAGCGGTCCACTTCCCGCCCGTCGCTCTGCGCGGCGCGCGTCATGTCCTCCACTTGGCGCTGTAAAGCCGCCCGGGCTTGCTCCGCCGCGGCGTGCGCCTCGCGGGCAACCTGCAACTCCCTCGCGTCGCGGTGACCGCGCTGGGACGCCACGTCCTGCTCGCGGCGCGCCTTTTGCCGCGCGTGTTCAGCGTCCACGCGCGCAGCGTCGCGCTCCCGCACGATGCTCGCAGACGCTTGCATGCAATTCTGCAGCTCCGTTTGTAGCCGCCGCACCTTTTCGCGCGCCTCCCGCGCCGCTGCTTTGCACCGCCGCAGCTCATCACTTTGCGCCGAAGACGGCGTGCCCCCAGCGCCAGCTGTGCCAGCTGCGCCGCGCGGGGACGCCTTGGCACTGCCAGCCGCAGCGCTGCCTGCAGCGGCCCGCCCTGTGGCGCCGGCCCGCGTCCAAAAGTCGTCGTCGTGCCCCGAGCTCGTGTAACGCCCGCGCCGCCGTCGCGGCGTGCCGCTGCCACGCGCGCCGGGAAACGGCGGCGCACCGCCGCTGCCAAACGGCGCGCCGCTAAACGCCGCGCCGCCAAACGCCGCGCCGGCAAACGCTCCCTTGAACGGGTTAGAGGGCGCCCGCTGTGCACTGGGCGGCGGCTTGCGGCGCAAGCTGGCTGGCACGTCAGGCGGTGTTTGTGGGTGGTACGTGGGCATGCCCTCCACGCGCACCCCCGCGTCGTCTTGGCACGCGGGGTACAGCCCAGCCACAATGACGCGCAGCATGAGCGCGTCCGCAGACGGCACGTGCACAGACGACGCAATGCCCGTGCCGGCCTCCCGCACTTCAAACGTGTCGTCTTCGTAGTGCAGCACTTGCACGGGGTTCAGCATGGCGTGCGCCCCTAGCGTGCTAGCGGCCCGGCGGTGCACGCGCTCACAAAACGCGCGCAGGGGCGCAGCGAGGCGCTGCAGGGACGCCGCCGTGTACCGTGGCGGCAGCTCTGCGCCCACGCCCGTCAAACGCACCATTTCCACGGGCTGCCACGACGGGTCGCTCAGCTTGTCGGGTGGGCGGTACGCCGTCATGAGCGTGTTCCCCGCGCCCTTGAAGCGCTCGTACAGCCGCCTTTTCTCGGCGCGCGGCATGTACGTGGGCGTGGACTGCAGTATGATTTCGCTCAGCGCGTACTGCGTGGCGCCGGCGTCGTTGTCCACGCGCTGCATGAGAGCCGCCATGGCGTCCTGCGACATGCGCGGCCCCCACAGCGCGCGCACGCCGTCGGGCTTGCCCTCCAACTCCCTGTCGTGCAACGGCGCGCGCCGCATGATAGCCCGAATGACGCCCGTTTCAATCATGCCGGGCGCAGACAGCGCGGGGTTGGCAGCCAACCGGTCCCGTCTCGAACTGATTTGCTGCGACACCACCCCAGACAAAAAGTCCGTTTCCGTCACATACCCCAGCTCATCGTGGAACTGCATGGCGTACAACAACGTTGGCACGCGCGCGGCTCCCTTTGCGGCGGTGGAGCGGTCTTTACTTTTGCACCGCGTCGTCGTGGCGCCTCTGTCACGAGTGCGCGCTGCGCCGACGCGGCGTCGTGGAGCGTGCCCCGCCACTGCGCCCCAATGCAGCAAACTCACGCTGCACGGCGCGCGTGTCACCGCACCAAGGCAATGTCATGGCAGACGCGTTTTTTCGCATCCCGGCGTCGCATGGCGGACCGTGCTTCCGCGCGGCGGCGTCCATTGCCGTGACTGCGGCGTGCTGCGTTTGCGTTACGCAGCTGTACCTGCTGCTGTCATACACCCTGGTGCAGTACATTACGGGCGCCATCCACAGCGCCGCCGAGATGCAAGCCGTCTTTGCCGTGGGCAACGCGACATGCCGCGTGCTGTACCTCGCACTGGCTGCGCTCAACACGCGGCGCTTCATCACAGCGCGGGCGGCGTGCCACGCGGCGTGCCACGTGGCCACTGCGTGGTGGCCCGCGACGCAGACCGTGGCACTGGTGTGGGGCGCCCTCGCGCTGACAGAGGTCGCAGCAGGCGCCGTCGCGGCTGCGCGGCACACCCGGCACAGCGCCACGCGCCTCCGCAAAGCGCTGGCGCTGTACGCCACGCTTGGCGCGGTGCTGGGCGTCACATACGCCGCGCTGGGCGCGCGCGCGGCGCGCGCCGTCCTGCCCGAGTACCCTCTTGTCATGGCGTCAGGGGTCGCGCACACCATGGCTCACCTCGTGCTGGTGTTGGCGGCTCTGGGGCAATTCCTAGCGCCGCAGTAACCCCGTGCCGCGCTCCTTCGCGCCGTGCGCCCTGACGCCGCACCCAACACCGCACCTTGCGCCGCGCGTCGCGCTCTACCGTAGACGACTCGCATGCCTCGCAAAACATCAGCCCACCACCACGTGATGAGACGGTGTAGCGTAGCGTGTGGTTCAAAGAATTCATTCGCAACGCGAGACGCTTCATACAGCTTCAGCCCGTTCACACGCGCCAAAGTTGACGCACTGGTTCACCACTGTCTTACATGTCGCACTGCAAACTGTCCATGGCCACTTCCGTCACACGGCGCGAGACGCGCTTCATGGCTTCCTTGAACAGCGTGTTGTAGTGCTTGCTGCACTCCTCCCTCGCCTTGGCCACTGCCACGTCGTATCGGTGCTGCATGGCGCTCTCCGCGGCGCGCAACGGCTCTTGCACGCTGTCGTTCAAGCTCCCCGCAATGTTCACTTGCAACACGTCGGCATTGCCGCTCGCGGGTTGCAGCATGTGCATCACGTTGACGTACCGCCGCAGCGCGGTAACGACGCGCTCCCACTCTGCCACGCTGGACTTGTGAATGCACCACACGTCATCTTCTTGCACGACGTCGGCACTGATGTCGCGCAGCACAGCGTTCAACGCGCCGGACAGCGTCTCGCCCCGCGTCATGCTCAAGACTACGCTGCACACGCGGGGCAACACGCACTGCACCACGGCGTGCGGCACCACACACGCCTCGGGTGCGTTGAGAGCCGCGTCAGCGGCAGCCTCCAAACTGTCCCAACTGCAAGACCGCTGGCGCGCCGCGCTGCTCGCGCGCGCGTTGGGCGCTGGCGCGGCATCCGCCTCGACTGCAGCAGCGCTTCCAACCGCACTCGAGGAATTGGGCTTGCTGACGCTGTCGTCCATGTCGCTGTCGCTGTCACTGTCGCTACTGCCGCTGCTGCTGCTGCCGCTGCTGCTGCTGCCACTGCTGCTGCTGCCGCTGTCGCTGCTACTGTCGTCTTCGCTGCACGATGGCATGATGGGACTGATGCACGCCACGGATTTCTTCCCAAACGCGGGGCGCTGCACCGCTGCCTTTGCATCCGCCTCGCTCTGACCGGCAATGGCGCGCTGCTCAGCAACTGCCGCGTCAAAAGCGCCCACGGCGTGCTCCGCGGCGTCCTTATCCAGCTCACCTTCCACATCATACCGCGCCAAGCTGGCGTCCAACTCTGCGTCCTGCTGTTCCACGGCCTCTGCAACGTTGATGTGCTGCTGCTCAGCAACAGCCGAGTCAGCGCCCCCCTGCATCGCCTCGCTCAAGGCGTGTTCCAATGGCGTGCTGTATCCAGCCTCGCGCGCCATTTGCAGTGGGCTCTTGATGCTGTCGCTAGTGTCTGCCGGACGAGAAATTTTGGCAGGCGGCTCGCAAGAGGTGTGCGTCTCGGAGCGCGCAGACTGTGCACGCGACGCAGCGGGCGACGCAGCGGGCGACGCAGCGGGCGACGCAGCGGGCGACGCAGCGGGCGACGCAGCGGACGACGCAGCGGGCGACGCAGCGGGCGACGCAGCGGGCGACGCAGCGGGCGACCCAGCGGGAGACGCAGCGGGAGACGCAGCAGTTGTTGGCGCCGCGGCGCCGTCTGTCGCGGATACGTCGCAGTCCGAATCGTCGTCATCATCCAGCGCAAACGTGCGAATGCGCTTAAACCCACCCACTCGGCGCGCAGGCGCCGCGGACGCTGCAGGCGCTGCAGGCGCGGCGGCGCCGGATGACGCGGGGACGTTACCGTCGTCGCCCCCCACCACACTGTCGCGATCGTCGAGCAGTTTCCACGCGGTCAACATGGCGTCTTTGCACGGAGCAATGTCCGGAATGATCTCCCGCGCGCGGTGCATGATCATAGTGTGCCCGTCTTCCAGCGCGTAAGATGCCATGTGAGGCAGCTCGTCGTCCGTCACAGCGCCGCTCGGCATGAGGTGCTTCAACGTCAAATGCACCATTTTACGCATCTCCGGACGACGCTTCTTCTCTTCCTTGGCCGCAGTGGCTGCACGCACTTTGTCCACCTTGGCGGGCTCAGTCACCGCGTCTTTCACCCAGTGCACCAGGCGCGTGGGGTCCACCACGCTCCATTGCGGCGCTGTACCGGTGAGCGCGCCGCTGTCGTTGGCGTCCCGTCCCAGCCGCAGCGGAGCGACGAGTTGCTGTCCCACCAACTGCAGCAGGCTGAGCGCGCTCTCGGACGCTGCGACGCCCTGCACCTCGGTGAAGCGCGCCTTTTGACTCGGAGTCGCAGTTTGCACAAAGATGGAGTGCGTCTCGGTGGGTGACGCGTCCATGTCGGCCAGACGCAGGCTGCCCAGGCGCAGCAACTCTTGCTCATGGTCTTGCAAGCGCAGTTGGTACGCGGCAATGGGCAGCATGCCGTCGGCGCACGTGGCGCCGCCCACAATGTCCACCGTGCACGCAAACGCGGTGCTGCCCGCGGCGGGGGGCCACGTCGTGCCAATAGTGTCAGGGGCGTTGGCGTGCGCCTGGCGAATAGCAACGCACGCGGCACAAGCGCGCAGCACGGCTTCACCTGGGCCCCACACCACCAGCGTGCCGCTGGCAACGGTGGTCACGCACACCGCTTCGCCCCCCATGCCGCGCAGGTCTTGGCTGCTGCACAGCTTCAGCACGATGTTTTCCAAGCCTTTGCACCCAATGCCGTGGTTTCCAGAGCCGCGGCGCGCAGTGACGCTGGCCACCAAGTACGGTCTTTGTGTGTACGCGGGCGCGTCTTTCGAGGCTGGCTGTGCAGAGCCTGCCGCTGCGCTCGACGCAGTCTTTGGGCATTTCTTAGGGCATTTCATCGTGTAAATTGTGGTAAAGTGAATGTGCACACATGACGGATGATACATAGAAGATGATTTGTTCACAGAGTGCCGACCACGCCTGTAGCTTGCCCTGCGCGACTTTTGTCGTACGGGAATCAAGGCTCTTCATTCACGTACGGCGCGCGTGTGTCATAATGTTGCGCCGTAATACGGCAAGCCGCCCACCTCTGCAGCCAAAGGTGTACGTGAATGAAGCTCACTTTTTCGCGTACCGCCAGGCCGTACGTGAATGAAGACGCTTGATTCCCGTACGTCAAAAGTCGCGCAGCACAAGCATACCGCGAGCAACGAGACCTCGTAACAATTCACACCATATGTAATCATTCGTCACTTCCGCGTTGACGTCGCGCACCATGGCGTATGCCAGCGCGTCGCGCCTGGCGCGATTCCTTTGGCAGCGCGGCACAATCCTCTGACACCCGACCTGTTTCCCTGCAAACCCGCCGGGAAGAGCGAAGTTGACGCAGCACCGCACGCCACGACTGCGCCGCGGGAGTCGCTGTCACCTCACTGTCTGCACCTTCCGCTTCTTTGCCGGAAAAGTCCTCGCATGCGGCACCCAATGCCCGCAGTTGCGCACCTATCATCTTGAGAGTGCACTCCGCCTCCGAAGTGCGGTGCGTTCCGTCAGCGTTGGCCTGCGCGGTGCGCTGCTCGTTTGCGACCTGTTTTTCTTTGTGCGCAGCGCACTCGTCTTTGTACGCGTCACGCTGAGATGCGAGAGCCTCCATAAACAGCGGCGTGGACAAGTGCGCCATGCCCTCCTTCTGCTTCATGGCGGCAAGGCGTGCGACGTCCCCCGTGCTGCGCCAGGGGGCGTTAGGGCGCTGCACACCCCCCTCGCCCCATGTACGCAGTGCCGCTGTGATGTGCGCACACTCTGCGCGTATGCGGTGCAGTGCGCTGCCCGTCGTGGTCCGGGGGGGGTGATGCGGTGGCCACGCTGGCCGTATCGGCGCGTGCGTCCACCCGTCGGGTGTCCATACAGGGAACTGGGGAGGGTTTGTCATCAAGACGGTGGTCGGCATGTTTTCCCACGAGGGAGGGGAGGGGCGTCTCAAAGGCGTGGGCTGCGCGGAGCGCCGTGGATCCTCCCCCCGCTGCTCTTGTTGAAGCCAGCGCGGGAGGTTCTGCCCACCCATGACCAGGCGCCGTTCCACGTCCTTCACGTGCGCAAGGATGTTGCGCACAGCACGGCGCACGCTCTGCGCTTCGGCGCAGTGAAGAGGCTCTGGCATGAAGGCGCCGGAGGAGAACTCGCCGTCCATGTTTTCAAAGCGTTGTCACACTTGCGCAAAAATGGGTTGCGGTTAATTTACTAGAGCGATTCTTAAAGGCACACGAGCCACTGGCGCTTGACAAACGCATCATGTAACTTGCAAACGATACAGTGCATTGTATAACGACAGCTCAGCACACGCAGCAGCTATCCGCTTTTGACACACATGTGTAGCGTGGCCACTTTTTGGGAAAAGACGTACGTGAATGAAGACGCTTGATTCACGTACGTCAAAAGTCGCACAGCACAAGCATACCGCGAGCAACGAGACCTCGTAACAATTCACAACACATGCAATCATTCGTCACTTCCGCTCTGATGCATACTTCATACAACACATTCAACACCATGTCTTCTCTCGCAATCACGTACAACGACCCCGATGAGAGCACTGAACGGGTGGTCTCAAAGCACGGCCAAGAAGAAGAGTACACTCTGTGTTGCAACGTGCACGGCATCGCGTGCCGCCCGCCTCCCACTGCCACGGTGTTCAGCTTCGTGTTGACGGATGAGTGTAAAAGCGACACCAACGTGTGCTGCATCCCCATGACAAGCGCAGTGGAGGGCAGCAAAACCTTTGTCACTGCGGTGCGAAACGGTACGCTGCCGCGACGCACCGCGAAGCTCGTGGACAAGCTGCGCGAGGCCTTGACTACCACGTACGGTATGAAGGAAGGCGTCGTGTCGTGGGGAGTGGACGATGATGAAGCCGTCGCCGCTGCCAAGGACGGCGGTGAAGATCCGCAACATGAGGCCTGGATGCAACGCTATGAAGTTGCTCGTCGGGTGTTGTCCGAGGGGGACGCGTTGGGGTTGATGCCCGCTGATGAGCAGGCCAAGTACACGTCTGTGCCTGTGCCCACATGGCGCCACGTGTGGCGCACCTTTTTCCACGCACTGGACTACCTGGCGGATGGCGACGAGCGCGTTGCACGGGAGATTACGGCAATGGACCCTGTGTGTGCGGCATACCGTAACGTATTCCCGCAACTGTGGGTGCTGCAAACCACTGACCACCGCACAAGCGAGTTGAACGCGGACAAAATGCGTTTGCGACGAATGGACGGCGACACGCTGCTGGATGCGCGCCTGCGTACGCTGGACTTCCTCATCGACGATTTTTTCGAGACCAAGTGCCGCAAATGCCACGTTTGTTTCGCGGATTGGGCGGGGGACATACTGCTGTCGCACATGATGGACGAGGGATACACGTTTGCGTAGACGGTAGACAACACAATAGAATGCATTATTGTGCACGCTTCAACAATGCGCATGTTGGTATGGGGCTTGCGCGCACGTTTCCCACAAACTGTGCGCAAAAAGACGTACGTGAATGATGACGCTAGATTCACGTACGGTAAAAGTCGCGCACAGCAAGCTGGTCAAAGATGTCGTGGTACGCAATCAATTCATACCTATTAGTTCATGTATACACGTCCATTTAGATGACGGTGTTGGTCAACTCGCAATAACAGGTCCGTGCCAGCGGGCGTATGCACCCGCCAGGAGGATTGTCACCGCTTTGCGTTCACAGGTTTCACCATGGCTCAAGTCGGTGTTATATACGGCACAATTCCACGCATGCCCATCGGGCACAGTGACGGTCCTAGCGTTGTGGATGTGCACAACGTAAACACCGCGCCGCCTGCTGCAGCCACACGATTTGCATTTGCGCTGCTGCGCTGCTGCAAGAAGAATGTGGGGACGCGTCCCTTGAGCCTGTGCGAGGCGCAGCAGGGTTTGACGGCGTTTGGTGACGCGCTGCAAAGTGGCGCTCTATCCCGGAGAGCCTACGCGCTGGCGGTGTCTCGTCAGGAATACTTGATGCTGTATGCGGGTCTGGAACACGTCAACACTCTGAAGGACTTGGGGTATCCCACCCCGAGCGCCGGCACGAGCGCCCCGCAGAGCGCTCGACCTGCGGCTGCTGCGCACGCTGAAAACCGTGATGAAACCGACGCACTCAAGTCCGCATCGAGCGGTGGCCATGCGCTGACGGTTGCGCGTGCACAGCGCGCCACTCCTGGCTTCACCGCGGCGCAAGCAGCGGCCTTGACGCTGGTTGATGAGGACACGGACCTCGACACTGACTGCGACAGTGTCGCAGATGAATCGGGCGACGACGTGATCTTGGCACAGCCACCCGCGCGGGGCAGCGACGCAGCCAAAACGCAGGAACACTTGTACGAAGCGGCTGTGCCACACGCTCTAAAGGGAGAAGCGGGAGTGGCAGCCTTTGCGGAGCGCTTGCTCACTGCATTGCATCACAACGCGCAGTCGGAGAAAGCCGAGCCCCTGTGCATGATGAATGGGGGGTACATTGGGTGGGAGTACGTGTGGGCAACGTACGATCGATGCGCAGAGGAGTACCCCACCGCGTCTGATTCCGAGTTGGTGGACTTGCTGCTTGAGCAGGACTATGTTTGCCGCGCGCTGCGGGCGTACAACAGTGACATTTTCGACATTGGCGCACACCGCGCGGATCCGCGACAGACCGCGCACTTTGCGCGGACCGAGGGGGCGCATCGCTGCAGCAAGACAGCGGCGGCAGTCCTGAAGCGCATTCGCTGTGCAGCGGCGAATGGAGCGTCAACCCACAGCCAACTAGCGTATGATATGCGCGCTCTCGTCCGCGCGCAGCCAAAGTGGCCCACATATGGCTCCCTGCTGCACACTTATTAATACACAATGCATACATTACTACTCAAACACGCTTGGGTCGCTGATGGATTCACTGGCAACACTGCCGACGCCACATTACGCGCTCTTCAAACCAGTGCACTACGAGCCGCGCGTCTGTATATCTTACAGTGTGCATTTACGCTACTTCAACCACGCTATCACAATCAACGTCGCTGTCCGCTACATCCACAACCGACTCTGCGTCAGTGTCAATGGCGTCTGCCCCACGGGATATGAGCGGCCACGCCTCGTTGCGCTCTGCCGAATCCGAGAGTGGGGCCCTCCCAGCGGGGGGTGCAGCGGCGGCATCTGCGGCAGACGGTTCCAGCTGCACTCTGCACAACACGTGGGGACCGTGATTGGTGGAGCTGACAATCACGTCGCACTCGTGGCTATCAGTGTGCTCCACGCGCTGCAGCACTACGTGCAGCACGCCGCCGTGCCACGGCATGCGCATCACAGGCACCACCATGTGTCCACCAGGGCATACCACGTGAAATTGAGGCGTCACCACGCTGCCGACTTCTGGGGCCCACACTGGCGACAGCGACTCGGGGTCGGCCCACGGCCGGTGCACCACCATGCGCACCCAATACCCGCCACTGACTTGAACCTGTGGACCCAGGCTGTAAAACATGTTTCCATCGTTGCCAACCGCGGCCGCTGCTGGAACTGGAGGGGGCGCGTCGGACAGCGCGTCGTCGTACTCGTCGTTTTCATCGTCGTACTCTGCGTCGCTCACACCATCGTCACCAGCGCCATGTACGTGCATCACTTGGTGCCTACACTCTGGACACGTGCCGCGCGCAATCAGCCAATTGTTGACACACGCGGAGTGAAACGAGTGAAAACATGGCATGCGCGCCACCTCATCCCCCGGTGCAATGGTCTCCAAGCACACTGAGCACGCGCCCGGCGCGCCGCTGTGAGAGTATACCACGACGTTTTCCATTGTACCGATCCGTTGCTATACCATAAACTCGTTGACAATTTTAACAGTGAATGAAAAGTGTTTGGAGCTTGCGCGGTCGGCATCTATATTTGGCTGCGCAACTTTAGACGTACGCGAATCTGACGCGTTCATTCGCGTACGGCATGTGCGCGCGCAAATACCGCGCACAGCGCGCTGAACATCGGACAACATACACATGTACGTGATTGAACAGTGCCTGCCACACACACCACACACTTGCGTGCACAATGGATGCAGTCGCGCACATGCCGCTCGGCGGAACCTCTGCGAGCGTCGCCAGTGCCAGTGACGTCGGGACGCACCCCGCGCACGCGCTTCCGTGCCACAGTCCGAAAGGCGACGCTGCTAACGCTGACGACGCATCAGAGTTTGACGTGGAGTACTCCATTACCAGCGCGCTGCTGCGCGCGTCTTGCCTTGGAATGGGCTTGCCTCACGTGGAGCGCCTGGAGGGGTACGCGCCGTCGTGGGAACACGTGTGGGGTGTGTTTGACATACACGCGGCGGCCGCCCCCGAGCGCAGCGACGCGTGGGTGCGCGCGTACATTGCGCGCGTGGACCCCATCTGCGCCGCATACGCCGCCGCGTTTCCCGAGTGTTTTGCCGTGGGCGCCGCGCGCGGCGCGGACGACGAACACCACCTGGACACCGCACAGGCGTGGACAGCGCAGTGTGGTGCGGTTGCCGATGCAGACGCGCAGCGCCAACAGAGCGTCGAAAGCGTGTTGCGCGCGGCGCGCGACGACCTGCCGCGCGCTGGCGCCGCGAGGTGCATGCGGCACCTGCTCAGTCAAAGCTTTACACCGCCTTGATGCACACAGTGCACGCCCGCAGTGCACCGTGGGGTAATGTGCCGCGCTTTTTTGTATGTTGGTGTTACGGGACGCCGTACGTGAATGAAGCCATTTTATTCACGTACGGAAAAAGTTGCGTACGTAAAGATGGTAGCACGGCATGAAGACGTCGAACAAATCACATTGTTTACATTACCCACACTCATTGCAAACGAGTGTATACATGTTTGCTGTACAACAACAATGTCTGATGCAACAGAAATTACAAGCGGCGCGGCGCCGCACAGCGCCGCGCCTGAAGCAGCACTCACGCCCGAGGTGACGATTGCGCCCGAGGCATCTAGCGCGGCAGAAGCGACTGGCGCGCCCGAGGCATCTAGCGCGGCAGAAGCGACTGGCGCGCCCGAGGCATCTAGCGC